CATGCAGATCAACGTGTGCCGCCTCTGTATCATCGTCATGCAGTAGGTCGTCGATGCTCTTGATGAGCGCTCGACACTCGGCAGCAAGGATCTCGCTATCAGTCATGGTCGCTCGTCGCTTTGGTTAGCTTCACGCCCTTTCGCTGAAGGCCAAGGCCGAACCTCATCGCGGAATCATTAGCCAATTCGAGGGCGTTACACAGAACAGCTATCGCAGCCCCGCGATCCTTGCTTTCTGGCTGAAGCATCAGAACATCCATCTGAGCCAAAAATGATATGACTTGCGTACCTAGTATTTTGAACTGGCGAGCCTGCTCTTTCCGCTCGGCTTCGCGCATCTTCTCTGGTGTCATTTCACCGCCCGCCATGTTGGTGCACGATTGCGCTTCTTTGGTCCTTCATCGCCTTTCGCACGCGCATGCTGTAGACAACGTGCCAACGTCTCTACCTTCGTTATCTCACCATTGACCAGCTTTGCATACGCAGGCTTACCATCACGCCATTGCTTCTTCGCAATATACTCACCAACACGATCCCGCTCAACGAACTGGAATGCGTCATCATCGCTCATTCGAAGGACAGTCCCTAGCACTTGAATACATTTTGCCATGATCACAAAGGTCCAACTCGTGTTCGAAATCTAGCCGCACGTTCCATGTCGTCTATGCGCTTTTTGATCTTCGTGACGGCTATGACCAATTCGTCCAACTTTTCGTGGATGCGAAGGAACTCAATCCGCTGGTCGAACGTTTTGAAATAATCCTCGTTGCTCATGCGAACGGGTGCTCCGGCCGTGGATCCAATCGCCTTGATATGAAACCATACAGCCTTTTGATATCCTCGTTCTTCAATACCAATTCAGCCGTCATGCCATATTGGATCGACAATGGCGTAAAGATGTATCTGAAAGCCAGTCTAACGCGTTTCCAAAAGCTAAAGTTGTCCAACGTGACTGACAAATACCAATCGTCATCGATGCCTTTCAGATTGTTCCCGCGCTCCTCGGTTGGTTCGTGAATTAACCACGCGATGTGCGACGACGACCAGCAGGAACATCTCATCAGTAATTCGTTGTCGCGGACGTTGATCATATTCCCTGCCACTTACACCAATCGTCAAAGCTGTATGGAACCCAGATGAGAGGCTCGCGCATACCCCACGTCTTACCATTCTCAGGGAAGAAATAGCCGGGGATTAGTCCCCAGTGCGAAATGCTCATCTTGTCCACTCGTCCCAATCATAGGGAATCCAAATCTCAAGGCGGTTCAATGGGTGAATATAACCCGGGAAAATCCCCCAGTGTGAAATGCTCATTTGATTTCCCCTGCTACTTGCAAGATGGTCGGCAGCACAATCTCTTCCAAGGCCCTGATAGAAATCGTGGTGCCACTATTACCCTTTGATACCTGAGCCAATGCGCGTCCGGCCTCTTCGATCGCACTGAATGGGCCGAACAAGCTAGAACCACACACGACCACATAACCCGTTATCTTCATTTCATATAATCCCCAAGAATGTGGCAACGACAACTATAGCCAACGTTACCAAAGCCAATAAAATCAAATACACCAAAAGGCTGATCATTTCGTATCTTTGCCGATCACCGTGTACTCGCCTTCCAGTTCCACAAAGCCTTCCTTCTTCAAATCAATGATTCCCCTGAAAACCTTTTTCTCTGCGGGTGTCTCGTCTTCCGTGTATTTCTTCTCCCGCCATTGATCTGGCCTGCGGTTCTTCAGGAAGAATATCTGAGCTGTGGTGTCGGCCTTCGCGTATTTCTTCAAGGTGATGATCTTAACATACTGCTGGGTGACTTCGTTGCCTTCCATGTCACGCGTTATTTTGCTCAGCTTGACCGGATACTCTTCCTCGTAATAATACCCCTCTGCATTCTTATACAGGGCAGCGGCTACATTCGTGTCGGCCATCAGCTTTCCCCTAGCCATGGCCGTATAGAACTCAGGGTACTTCCTGGCCCATGCTTGTACCGCGTCAATGCTGACATTGAAGAACAGGGCGATATCCTTATCGACCACGCCCAGCTTGCACAACCTTTCCACTTCCTGGCTGTACTGCGGTTTGTATAACGTCGGCCTTCCAGCCTTCTTTTTCTTTGCGACTCTCTCAACCATTTTTATAGGACCGTCTTATTTATTATGGAATAGCGGCTGTGAGGTTAGCTTGCTTGCTCACATTTAAGCCTGACGAAGCATTCAGCACCGCTAGCTTATTCATTAGAACAGCTGATCTAAGATCATCGGTAAGCCAAATTGCAGGACTGCTCCAATCGCCATACCAGCCATGAACACAGGCCATGCAAATGGAACTGCTGTTCTACGCCCTTTGCCCTTTAGCAGGTCAGTCATCTGAACAACCTAAAGGCTCTACCAATCTCTGTACCATCAAGCCTTTCCCATATGCTATAACCGTTATCCCTCATAAACTGTTCCATTGTCGCAACATCATTCGGTGTGACTTCCAAATAGATGATGCTGTCATGACAATCGGAAGTCTTTGAGGAGCTCTGCGTACTTTCTGTTCTTAGCATGATGTTCACGCACCATTTGACCCATGCTTTGATAGCCACACTGAACACAGCAAACCTTGCGACGCGCGAAGTTGCTGGGAGTCTCACGACCCTTTTTGTATTGGGTGGGTCCAAAGCTCTTCCCGCAATTCTTGCACGTCTTCTGTAGTGAGGGGTTCATCAGGTTGGAAGGCGTCGCCATAACTCGTTCCATCAAAGCTTGGTTTGTTATCTTCTGTTGCTAATCTAAACGCGTCAACAGTACCACAACGCAAACATTGCAATTTTGGCCCAGGACCTTTTGGCTTTGATCGCATGACCAAAATTTCCAAATAGTCGGCGATCGATCGCATCAAATGCCAATCGTAGCTATCACCGCCACAGCGGTTGACACGTAGGTCCTCTACATATTGCAGGATGAGCTGCTCGAGATCATTCGCCATATTTCGCCTTCAATGCGTCTAGATAAACCTGCCTTGGCATCTGATTGCACCAACACGCGATCGGCGCTTTTGCTGCGCATTCAAGATAGCCATCAAGAACGCAGCGGATATACCGCATGTCAGGCTCATTGTCCTTTTTGATGATCAGCATGTCCTCAGCTTTGATCATATCAGACCTTCTCGATGCGCCAACCATTCGGGCATCGTCACTTCGACTAATCGATCCTTGATCGGTGTCACTTCGACATGCGTCTTGGCTATCCAAACTTCTTTCGTCCCATCGTTGATCAAGATGGCGCGCTCAGTCTGATGGATTAGCTTGCACGTAATGTCAACCAGGTCTGATTTGAATTCGCTCAATCTAGTCATGCCCGTTTCCTTCTTCGGTTCCAATGCCGAAAGCGTCCCATTTGCGCCAACCAAAACCCTAGAACTGTTTCGAATCCATATCGGCTGAGATCTGGCTTCACGCTTTCTCCGGTCTCTTTTTCAACATACGAGTGAAAACGCGAATGTCTGTTTTTTTATTACACGCTGGCTTAAACCATGATTTGGTCCAACCAGGCGCAGTCTTGCATTCCACTTCGTAAAGCGTGATGCCATCGATGCCAAGAACCTTTAGATTATCCTTGACGGTATAAACCCGACCCTTCTTGATCTGCGTGTCCCGAAACATCCAGTCTGGACCTTCGTTGATGCAAACAACCTTTTGACCATTACGAAACGGCGCCATCTCTTTTTCTCCGACTAAGACGCCCGAGGAAGTTGAACCACCACATCATTTGCTTTTGCTACTTCAGCCGCATCATCCAAAATCGCTTCAATCATCTTGTCGTCCGCGATGCATTGGAATAGCTTGTTCATCAACTCGCCTAATGACACTTTTCGTTTGCGAGCGCCGGACTTGAAATATTCCCACGCCGCTTGCCGAACCATCAACCTGATCTGCGTGTCGCCTTCTAGCTGTATTGGTCTCTTTGGTGCGCGCCTCTCAGCCTGCATCCATTCAGTTATCAATTGCCTATCTTCGGCTTTTATCGACCATCCAATCCGATAGATGTTCTGCAATTCAATACCAGCCTGTTTAAAACGCTGTCGCACCACCCTCAGATTGCGCTCAAGAATGCGGCGAGTTGCATTAGGAGGAAGGACTGCAATCAAATCTGCAGCTGATAACACACCCATACCTTCTGATGTTCTAAACTTATTGATCAGCAGGCAGTGATTCCAACGAATGCTGGGGAACAGCCGCTTTATCCTAATCAGATCATCATTCATTGACGGCTTCCAAATTTCCTTTTGGTATGTTTACAGGGACCAATTGACCAAGCAGTTCTATCAAAACAATATCGACCAGATCTCGCGACTCAACATACGTGCCCTTGAGATTAGCGAATGATTTGTAATTGATGATGACAGTTTGTCCTTTTTCGTATTCCTGCCTGACCATCACTGTATCCGAAATCATGCGTAAACGATCGACCTCTGTTTGTCGAGCACATAGGGGCTTCTGTTCTCGCATCAACACACGTGCTATACCGCGTGTGCTGATGATACTATAATAATGTTCGCTGAAATCAAAATCTAATTCGATCAGAAGATAGGAACCAAGGAGTGGTCGCTGTGTCGTTACCCTGCGGCCCTTGTTAATCGTTTCTTTCGTGAACATTGGTTGGTATACGTTGAAACCACGCTCTCCCAAATCGACGGGAGCCAGTTGGCCAAAACGTTGCGCTGTTTGTGCGACCAACCAATTGGACATCAGCCAACGTCCACGATGAGCTTGACGGGACATCCCGCATCGAAGCCGGGTTGATTTTCACACGCGAACGTCAGACCCGACCCAGTGCTTACAATCCACCGCTCTGGATCATACTCGTATTCTGATGTGCCATCGGCATTCTTCCAACCACGCCTGATGCGGCTTTCATTGCGAACGGACGTGACTGTCGTCTCTATCTCGTAGCGTGTCGCCACAACCATCCCCCGAATTGGTGGGAGCCGAGATGTCAGCGGGCAGCGAACGAATCTCGGCTCCCAGTCTTCGCGCGTTAACTCGGCGATGGGGACGCCCACGCGAAGACTTAACTCGATTTACTCCCACTAGACAGGAACATGATCTTTTCACCCAGTGCACGATACAGCATCAGCGCGTGTTCGTTCTCGAGGTGAATATGACCAAATGCTTCCCCATCCCCTCTTACCAACGTCAAGCTAATGACGCCTTTACCATCGTCATGCTCGCAGATGTCAATTTCGATTAGGTCCGCAAAAATCATCGCTGTCATCTGAGCACCTATGTTTTGATCATACTGCCCGAATGAGAAAAGGGCATAAACCGCCCTCGTCCGCTCTTGCGATTTTTAGGAAACGAGGTTCATAAGAAATTATTCGAGCGGGGATGTCCATCCGCAAAGATTGGACGGGATCAAAGGAGCAGGGGTGGTCCTTATCGATCCCGTCCGCACTATCATCGTGCGAGAGGATTACACGACAATTCTTAAAATGATTCCTACCATTGTACCAAAGCTTGCAGCCGACACATAGAACGCGGAAGCAGCAAGCATCAAAACGAACCAATACGCAGCCCGTTCTATATGAAGTAGAACCCGATCAGCATCATGACGATGAATATAGCTGACGCTATGGCTGTAACTTGTATCCACAACACCAATTCCCTCATGAGACCCCTCCATCATCTCACAGTGAACCTTCCCAGATAAAGCCCCAAGCGCAGGGAATTGAACGTGGTCACAACACACATCGCTGCGTACTCTTCGAACGTGTCAATTCCCAGCAGCTCGAGCAAGTCCACAAGATAGTCGAACAATCCTGCCTCCTATCACACTATATACATGAGAATGGCGACCACCATTGGTGCCGCGACGATAAGCCACGGCACGGCGTTATATACCATTTCTAATACCCATGATGAAATCCTCCCATTTCGTAAAACAGCGCGATCAGTGCAATAACGATTTGAATGACAGACGCAACAAGATTGGCAAAACACAGAAAAAATATTCCATCCTGTTCTTTCAATCGTGCAATCAATTGGGCTTCTTCAAAGGAGTGTATCCTTTCCATTTTGTATTCTCCTGCTTCGCAATCAGATGCCATTCGTGATACCAAGCTTCCTCCGTGCGCCTTTCAGTTGTTCGCGGACATCGTCAGCAGCCTTGGTGCAGGCTTCGACCTGCTTGGACAACTTCGTGCCCTCTGCCCTGCAATGTTGGGCCGTGCTCCTGACCTCTTCGATCAAGGCATGGATTCCCGTCACCATTTCGACGCAACGCTGAGCAACATCGCTCAAGTCCCTACCAAGGCTCTCAACTTCCTGTGCCACCGTTTCAAACTCTTGGGTCACGGCCTCGGCCGACAACATGCCTACATCCAGCGCACCCTTTTTGTGTTCGTGATGGTGTAGCTGTTGTGGAATGGTTACGAGGGCTGGTTCATGTCGCACCATATCCCTCATGACCCTAGCGCCAGGCGCAGCACGACCCTCATCTGAGATCACCTGCTGAATTTCTCGCGCAATGCCCTTCTCTAGTTCTGATAGATCCTGTTGCTTCATTTGAACTCCTCCTTTAGATTTCAAATTCACCTTCACAGAGTCGCGAATATATCTCTTCCACAGTCTTTCGAAAACTCGCATTCCCCGGAACCTCATGGAGTTCCCGGAAAATAGCGATCGCCTTCTCTCGGCGGACGTGCTTCAGTAGCACGACCACCACATCATCCATTGTTGTCTTGCTTGCCGTCACGTTGCGTATCCATTTTGATGGACATAGTACTCAAGACCAATCGCCGCCTCGGCATAGATGTCTGCCGTTTCATGGACGACAACACAAACCATTGAACCAGGCGCTGCTAGGTTCTCATGTTTTGTCAGCTGGTGTGCAAGTTTGCGAACAAGCAGGTGTGCCATGTTCTCCGTTGTTGCCCGCAATTTCTTGTTTTCAAAATCGGGATGCAGTGACAGGTTCGTATTGTGCCATTGCATAACGACACTCTCTATCTCAATATCGTCCACGAGATAGTCGTCGCGCGGATCAAAATCATTCTCAACGTCAACGACAATCTTAAAGTTGTGACCGTGAATACCCGTGAGCACGGTCCTGAATGCATTCTTAAGCGCATCAGGGTCTTCTCGATGAGGCTGCTTGATCTCGTTCCACGTCTTGTAGATGTCCGCACCATTGAAATGGCACGACGATAGCGTAAACTCTCGATGATATTTCATCCCGTCCCTCTCTTCCTATGTTACCAATGATTGATCATACCGCGGAGTTAGCGCAACGTGCGCTTACCAGAGAACCACAATGTTCTGAATTCCCCGTCCCACTGAAGGATGCGTTCCTGCATCCCCAAATTGAACACTAGCGTACGCGATCCCTTTCGCAGGCGCAAACAAAATATTTTTCCACAGACGTCGAATAAATCCGCGTATGTGTTTTCGAAGCGTGTCGTGAGACATCCTTCTGTAAGGTCATCGGATCGCAGGGACCAACGGCAGGGTCCGATGATAGCGAAGAAGCCCCCACTGGCGAGCCTTATTAGGGGGAAGGGTTGGTTGAGTTGTCGTCACCCGAGGCGGAGCATGATCAGCAATGTGTCATGTTTGGACGACATACAAACGTGCTTCGTGGTTTCCGAAGTGGCAAACAAACGACACGGTTGGAACTCCTAGGGGTACCATTATATTTTATGGTAGACCCTACGGGTGTTTCACCGTGCCTCGGATAAACCGAGTGGCAAATAAAAAATTACAATTTAAGGGAGACCCTTCAGTCTTAGGTTACAATTGAGTTTCAAGGCAAATCGGGTATTGAAAAAATGACCTTATCTGAAATCAAGAAAGCTCTCACAAGTCTCAATCCACATGAACTAGACGATCTGCTTCGTGCCATAACTGCTTTGAGGCAATTAGGACACAGCCACATTGCATCGATCAATGAGCCTCCCATCAATCCTGAAAAGGAAATGATGCTTCGTATTCTTCATGATGCGCTCGAGGCCATTGGCTGTCCAGCTCCATATCAGGTCTTGCGCAATGCTGCGAAGGGTTCGGAATTCACGATGAAGATGTCTGTCTTGATCAAGTTTTGTGACGGACTGACGAAGCAAGAACGTTATGCGGTGCTAAAGGTGGGGACAACTCTGATGGTTAATGATCTTCAACAAATTGGTGTCACGATTACGCCCGGCAGTGCTATACGCTGCATCCACCGCATTCCTGCGGCAATCAATCGCGCGTTTCCAAATTATGCGCGGTATGGGCTTTTAAAAGTTATCGCGGGATCGCTCGTTGTCGTATGATTAGGATGTTGACGAATTATTCGAGCAAGGAGCGGGCAGATGATACACCAAGGTTACAAAGACCAAATAGAAGCAGGTCCTGACTGTCCTGTTACAGCACGAATGCGATGTCCACACTGTGTGACTTCCAATTGGTTTATGTGTGATGACCTTATGACGCTGATAGCCAAGCCCACAATCAAATGTTGGTCGTGCGGAGAAACGTTCATTACGGCATTTAGGGAACAATAAGAAATGTTCGGTAAAAACGCGGTTAGCAGTCCATTCCGATCGTCACTCTCGTTGATGGTCAATTCTATCTTCGCGACCATTCAAGGCGAGGGGCCTGACGCGGGAGTGCCTGCCATCTTCGTTCGATTATCCAAATGCAATCTGCGTTGCTACTTCTGCGATACGGAATTCGAGACGGGCGAGGTGATGGGCTTTCAATACGTCATGGACGCGATCGTCAAGGAAGCAAAGCCTTATCCAAAGATGGACCTCGTTGTCATCACGGGAGGCGAGCCGTTGCTGCAGAACATCAACCCGCTTGTCGAGCTGTGCAACAAGGCTGGCTTTCGCGTATCGGTAGAGACGGCAGGCACGACATTCTATCCAGAACTTGTGGAATTGTTTCCCAGCATGAGCAATAAGATCATATGCTCACCTAAGACACCGGGGCTCAATCGAGACATCGTTCCATTGATCAGCGCCTTTAAGTACATCATCCGGGCAGGAGAGACGAGTGACGATGACGGCCTGCCCGTCAAATCGACGCAGACCGCAGGCGTAGGAACGAAGATCTATCGCGGCAAGGATGTTCCTATTTACGTCCAGCCCTGTGATGAGCAGGACGATGCAGCGAACAGATGGAACATCAATGCAGCCGTTTACATTGCAATGAAGTATGGTTACATATTATCGATCCAGACACACAAGATAGCGGGAGTGCCATGAGCTATTTTTTCCGCACAATTTTGGATGATCCAGAGGATGGCGATCTCGTGATCTACGGAAGTCAGAAATGGCCGTCACTGTGTCATTGGATAGTACCGGGCACGGCATACGAGGAGGATAGATGATGACAATTACATTGAGCGATGAGAAGAAGGACGAGCTGTTGGGCAAGCTTGCGCAAGACCTGTGGAATGATCATGTTCGCCCCATAGCCAACAAATATAAAATCGGCGGGGATGACATGATCGATTTTTTGAGCCTGTTTGTCTCGGGCGTGTTGGTATGCTTTGTAAAACCCGAAAGCTTCGACATGGCTATTGCAGACATATATGATCGGGTTGAGTTGTTGCTTACCGAGATTATCGAAAGCGGCAGGTTGGGTGATTTCATCGACTACGGTCCAACGCAATGATTGCAATCCAGGCCTTGCAACAAGTGGTGTTCGAATTGCTCGCTGACTCCAGTCCTATCATCGCAACCGTGTTGTCGGGATTTGGTGTATTCGTCGGAGGTAGGTTGTATCTCACACCAGCGGGTGAAAAATATCTGAAATTCATTGCCGAGGAAGAGGCCGAATGAGAGTCCTCGTTTGCGGTGGTCGTGATTACCACGACTATAAAAAAGTGTCTGAGGTGCTAGGCGATCTTTATTACAGCCTATCCCATGAGGAGCAGAACTGCTTCGTTCTAATTTCGGGAGGAGCGCGCGGAGCTGATACCCTTGCCCGCAGGTGGGCCCAAAATTATCTACCAGGATTTTCATTCATGGGCTTTAGGGCAGATTGGAAATCGTATGGTCTATCTGCGGGGCCAAAACGCAATGCGCAAATGTTGGAAGAAGGCAAGCCAGACCTTGTGCTCGCATTCCCCGGTGGTAAGGGAACTGCCGATATGGTCAAGAAGGCGCGTGCCGCAAAGGTGAAGGTTGAGGAAATAGATGGCTGAGCATTTCAACAACGCACTGCAAGAATCATTGATCACATTGCTATGCCATAACGACGAGCATGGTCGAATTGTCGCCAACCTGATCGATCCCGCGATGTTCGGCGGGGATTATCGCGTCATCGCAGAGCGCGCTTTGGTATATTGGAAAGAGTATGGCATCGCACCGAAGGATCACACTGCGGACCTTGTCACGGATATCATCAGCGACGACTCCAACCGCAAGGCCCGCAACTTTCGACAGATCCTCTTTGCCATGTCAGATTCCGCGAAAGGCATCAACACACGGTACATTGTCGATTCCTGCCGTAACTTCCTCCGTCTGAAAAAGATGGAAGGAACGATCATGCAGGCGGCAGAAACTCTATCGTCACAGAAAGAGCTTGGCATAAGAGACGTTGAAGAGCTGCTATACAAAATCACGACCACGCGCGAGTTCGACTTCAATCCGGGCCTTCGATTGACAGAGATCGATCGGGTGCTGCAATACATGGAAAAATTGGAAGGGGAATTCAAGCTCGGCATTCCGCCGCTAGATGATCGCAGGATCGTGCCGATGCGTGGTGCGACGTTTATGATCCTTGCACCATCAGGTTATGGTAAATCATGGGGTGTGATCCATATCGGCAAGGTTGCGGTGCTGCAACGCAAGAAGGTCCTGCACATCTCGCTTGAGATGAGTGAAGAGCAGGTCATGCAACGATACTACCAATCGTTGTTGGCGATCACACGGCGCGAGGTCGAAAGCGTAGAGCTACCCCGGCTCAAAATCAATTCATTGGGCAAGCTGCAAGCCATCGAGAAGGAGAACTATGCCGTTCCATTCTCGATGGACAGTCCCGATATTCGCATGGAGCTTGAGGCGCATTTTGAATTGCTTGGCAGTAAGCTTGAGAACTTAATCATCAAACGGTTCCCGACACGCTCATTGACCATGAATGCATTACGCGCCTATCTCGACAATCTAGAACTTGTCGAAAAATTCATTCCCGATCTCGTGATCATTGACGCTCCCTATCTGATGAACCACGATCCGAAGAACTACCGCATATCGCTAGGCAGGGCGTTTGAAGAAATCCGTGGCATCATGATCGAACGCAATATGGCAGGCGTGTTCACTCATCAGATATCGCGCGAAGGAGCAAAGGCTGCAACAGTGCAAACGACTCACATCTCCGAAGACTGGTCGATTGTGCAAACGTCGGACATGATTCTCACATACTCAGCGACAGATCCCGAGCGTAAATTGGGATTGGCTCGCTTGTATGTATCAAAGGCGCGCGACGAGCAGGATAAGTTTGGTGTGCTGTTAACGCAAAAATATGAGACTGGTCAATTCGCGTTGCAGTCGATGTTCCTGGACGACAAATATTGGGATCGCCTGAAGGAGGTTGCTCCTGATGAAGACGAGGTTATTTCCAACGAGGATGAGGACGATGACGGAGATTGAAAATGATGTCTATGACCGATGCGAAATATATCGCCTGGTTGGAAAAGCAGATTGAAGAATTAAAGGATGAGCAAGTGAGGATGGACGTCTTTGACAGTCTTATCGATGCTCAGATATGGGGATGGTTTGAACGCGGAGGATACCTTTACGGCGCGACCGTGGAAGAAATAGCCGACGATCTGGCTCCGGAGCCTGAGTTCGAGGATGTGGATCCTAAGATTTTAATTCATCATATCAAGAGCTGGCTGAAGCTCTGCAACAGGCCTGTGATCCTGAAAGTGCTAAGCGGTAAATGATCACGAAGCAGGCCATCAGCAAGTACCTTGCGCGTCCACGCATTGATAACTCGATATGGAAGCGGAAGAAGCGCGCCGAATTAGATCAGGCGATGCGACGCCTTTCTGTGAAGCCTCCGATATGGTTCAAGCTGCAGCGAGCACAAAAGGTCTGTTTTCTCCTAGGCGCTCAATACCAAAAGTTCCTGTTCCTCGCAGACACGGGTGTCGGCAAGACATTCTTGTCGATCGCACTCGCGCGATATTTCCGCAAGGCCGGCACCGTCGAATCCGTGTTGGTGCTCGTTCCACGTCGCGCGAACAAACATGCATGGGCGAAACAGGTCGAGAAGCATTCACCCAAGACGACGATTGAAGTCCTGGAAGGATCGTCAAAACACAAATGGCAGCAGCTAGAGAAGCAATCGCTGCTGTTCGTTGATACCTATGCTGGCTTCGTTCGAATGCTCTGCGTCAAGGTGCAAAATCGCAAGGGTAAAAACAAACTCAAGCCCGATAGGAAGCTGGTCAAGCGCATCATTGGTCGTTTCGATGGGCTGATCATGGACGAGAGCACCGCGGTTAAGAATCCCCGCGCGTTACCGTACCGAATTTGTAGGCAACTTGCGAAGAGGGTCCCCATCGTGTTCGGACTCACCGGGACACCATTCGGGACTGATCCGAGTGACATCTGGAGCCAAATGTATCTGATTGACAATGGCACGACGTTGGGCGAAACTCTCGGTTTATTCCGTGCAGCGTTCTTTAACTCAGTCCAAAATCAATGGGGCGGTTATGACCACACGTTCAATCAACGCAAAAAGAAACTATTACATACATTTCTACAAAATCGTTCCATCCGATATAAAGCCAACCAAGCCGACCTCCCCGCCGTTAATCGAATACCACGCGTCATCGATCTTCCAGAGGATGCTAACGCATATTACCAAAAGGCTCGGGATGCGTTGATAGCTGCGCGTGGTAATTATCAGGAATGCAAAAACACGTTCCTGAGAATGCGGCAGATCTCATCCGGGTTCCTCGGCTACAAGGACGATGATACGGGGACGCGGGCTCAATACGCGTTCGCCAACAATCCCAAGCTGGATATGTTGATGGCCGATCTCGAGAGCATCGCACCAACCAGCAAGTCCGTCGTCTATGTCGAGTACACATACTCAATCGATCGAATTGCTGCCGAGCTTAAGAAGGCTGGCATTGCGTTCGTCGCGGTCGATGGTCGCACGAAAGATCCTGCGAAAGCGTTGAGCGTGTTTGACGATGACGACAACATCCGCGTCTGCATATTGCAGAACAGCATGGTGATGGGACTGAACCTTCAGGTTGCGCAGTATGGAATCTTTTACGAGTCTCCCGTTTCGGCAATCATGCGCAAGCAGGCAGAGCGACGTGTCGAGCGACAACATTCGAAATATAAGAGCGTGTTCCTGATCGATATGATTTGCAAAGGCACTGTTGACGAACAGATTCTCGAGTTTCACGCGTCAGGCGAGGACCTGTTGAAAACGATCGTTGAAGGCATTGCAACTTGACAAAGTCTAGGGAAAATTCTGTACTGTTGATATGTTTCCTCTATATAGCAAAAGCCCTCTATTTACAGTAGGTCCCAACTATACCATTGTATTGGCATGGTAAAAAGAAGGCTTGCGTTCCTATACCATTATGATATTATTGTGTCAGGGATCGACCGAAACTGCGTGACTTGGAACTCACATACAGTCGGTAGTGCCCCTCATGCGAAAACGGTGTTTCGGCCACGTTGTGAAACGCGCCGAAAATTATGTTCACCCGCATTGCGCGACGTTCAGCCCCCGTTATGTTCATTTACATAACATCGAACGTTGTATGCCCCTCGTGGCCGGCCAATGCGCAACTGAACCCCGTTTTGCATGCCATGCGTTTCGATCACTCGCGCAATGTGCTTCACGCACAATCATTGCGACAAAATAAAACCAACAAAATTTGCGCGACGTTTTTAACGTGTTCAATGCTAACGCCGTTCGTTGATGCATTGCACCTACAACGATGGTCAATACATCGTTGCCGTGATCGATTAAAGCCAAGTCTAATTGCGCACCACGTTGACGCACACTTCGCGCCAACAATTGTTTGCAAAACGTGATTCCCGTATCACATACGCGTGCTACGCAACGCTTCACAACATTTGCAATTTGCGCGACGAATGCTCGCATCAAAAACATTCTCTCCTCTCCTAATTAAATCGAAAGGGCCACGCAGTGAATGCGTGCGCCCTCATTGCGATTTGAGCAACCGCAATCTGATGATGACAGCTCGGGCGCCACCCTTGTATAATTTGGTACAAGGGTGGTATGCCTAAAAAATGGAGAGCACGAAATGAAAAGCCCATCAATGCGAAAATTTCAACTGGGCCGAGGCTACAAGCCTGTTTTTCTATATGACGATGAACTCGGCTTGGCTTGCACTGTGAATGGTGCCTCGAAAATTTTTCGAAGGTACTTGATAGGGGCTGGCTATAAAGGCCCCTTTGATTTTGAAATAATCGAAAGGGCCGAAGGCTGGGAGCTCGGTACTATGGCCCAACCTTGCGAAGCTGATTGATTTTGTCGAAACGTCGCGCATGTTGCGCGACGTCTGCGTGATGATGGCTTCTCACGCACTGATGATGACAAGCCAAAATGGAGAGTCTGAAATGTCAAACATACCTGCAATTCGATCTCATGTGATCAACATGCTTGGTGCCGTTGATGCCAACGCACTGGATAACGATGAACTCGTTAACACCATCACACGAACGATTGCAACGCTTTTGGATGCAGGCCCGTCACGATTAGGGGCCACTACATCGAAAGCACCCATGACTGCACGCGATTTGCTCGACTTGCTCACCAATTCAAAATGGTGGCCGAATGATCAAATCGATCTCAACGTTCCCGTCCACGTTCTAAAATCGTGGCACGATGATGAAGGGTATCGCAACGAACAAGCCTGGTCCGCTGATTTGTTGCCGCGCGACGAAAATGGTTTTTTCGTTGATGGCGATATGCCTGGCGCTGTATCGATTGTGATACACCCAATGGAAGTTCCCAATACGACCGAATATGCAAACGACGACGAACGTTTGCCTTGAATTGTCGAAACGTTGCGCGCCAATGCGCAATGTCTACGTTGAGTGGCTCTCAACGTGCTGATGATGACAAGCCAAAATGGAGAGTCTGATGAAAAAATTGATCGTGCCTGACAATATGGAGCCTCGTGGTCATAAAATCGTTTTTGTCATCAAACAAATCATTGATGACAAAACCAATGTCATCGCAATCTACGATGACGCCTGCAACGCCGAACGGCATTGCTGGGGTATGTGGATAGACCATATTCGTGCGACATACGATGACGAAATGGAAGGCATCAAACAAACCAAAACGTTGCACCAAATCGAACGCAACCGCAAGCCCAACGAACTTGGCAGTGCCTTTGGTTTCGTAAACGACAACCACAAACTTGTCGTTGAAAAAGAATTTTATTTTCGATCATACAAACGTTGATTGTCGAAACGTTGCGCGCGAATGCGCAACGTCTACCACGCGGTGGTCCCCGTGGTACTGATGATGACAAACCAAAATGGAGAGAGAAAATGACACGCAAATATATTGAGATGGCACAGTTCAGCGTTGAGAAGGCGAACGAAGGCGGTCGTTTTTCATTCAAAGAAGCGAAAGAGCTGCTCGAGTCGAACGGCATCAAGCCAGTCCGTCGCGGGTACTCGCCGTATGTTGGGCATTACGGGCTGGAAGTGCCGAAGGAATTCGAAGATCAGACAAGCGATTTGTTGTTTGGCTAATGTCGAAACGCCCTACCAAGGGCGTCTTGCAGGATTGGTCCCCTGCAACTGATGATGACAGACCATAAGGAGAGAGATCATGAATGACAGTGAAAGAGCCAAATTGCTCGAACGAGTACGCAAGCTCTTGGCACTCGCTGGCAACAACGCAAACGAAAATGAGGCTGCTGCCGCGGCTGAGAAGGCGCAGGCGTTGTTGGTCGAGCACAACCTGTCAATGTTGGACATTGACAATCTCGCGGACGACGAGACGAAGGACATCGGCGTGGACAATTCAATTATCACGTCGTCCAATCCTTGGCGCCGCCCCCTCGCAGTGCAGGTCGCAAAATTATATTTTTGCGAGTACTTCTACAGCTCAACGCGAGGCAGTAAGAACATTCATTCGTTTGTTGGCAAGAAGCATAACATCGAAGTTGCAAAGATGATGTTTATGTACCTGCTGGAAGCGATCGATCGTCTTGCGCGCGAAGGCGCGAAGGGATTGCCCATCAAGGAACAGTCCCCATATCGCGTTGCGTTTCGTGGTGCCTGCACCAAAAGGTTGTGCCAGCGTATCATGGAACGCATTGAAGCGGCGAAGCGTGGTGAGATCAAATCGGAAACGACTGGATCAAACCTGCCGGCCCTTGCGTCAATGTATGATCGGTCACAAAACGCGTTGACCAAATACATTGAGAAGAACGTCGGCGGGATGCGAATGAAAAGAACCAGTCTATCAACGCACCTGCACAGCAAGGGTGCGTCTGATGGTTATGCCGCGGGCAATAGAATCGGCCTCGACCAACAGGTTGGCGGACGATCACAGCACAAGGCATTGCGATGAAACAGGAACGCCTTGTGAAATATGACCGCATTGAGCGAAATCCTGCAATCAATCCCGAGTACAAGCGTGGGTTCACGCATCGATTGGTGGCAGATGATGGTGGGTTTTTGTTTTTGCACAAAAGCCGCGTTGCAAAAGAACGAGCTCGCATAAAAAAGCAAAAGTCGAAACGGTCCTAAGGGACCGTCTGCATGATGGTGGTTCCACATGCACTGATGACGACAAACCAAAAGGAGAGAGATATGAAAATTATCGAAGTTGATCTTCAAGGCTACGATCCCTTGGGCAATGACCACGACCTGCCGAAGAAAATAAGGGGTGGTGCTTACATCGATATGTTGCATTCAACTCCTGAAGAGATCATGGAAGAGATCGACAAATTGATCCGGCCTCACGGACTGCAAATTGTGCTTGGGGACGTAGGACAGGGCGACGGCTATTTGGTCAAAGTGGAGAAGCTAAAATGACAATGCGCGACGACACAGCGGACCCATATGCGAAGTCCCATGAAGGTGATCATGGCGATTTCAAAATATTTTGGGCTGAAAGAGGTGCGTGGTTAGACTACCACAAAGATAATGAGTGGGTTAAACCAATGGGCCATCCAAATCCGAAAGGATGGTACATTAGCATTGCAGAAGGTCCTGGGTATGGGCCTTATGCAACATCACAAGCCGCGTTTTGTGATGCGAAGGAAGCAGTAGACAAGCTGATCGCGGAAGAAAAATAATTGTCGAAACGTTGCGCGCGAAATGCGCAGCGTCTATCACGATTGGTTATCGTGGTACTGATGATGACAAACCAAAGGAGAGAGACATGAGGAAATTGCGATTGGACTACTATAAAGAGTTCGAACGCTTCACGCTTCGCGATCCATATATGAACACAGACGTGGAATCCTTTGCAGTCGTGTTGGATCGTCAGGCCATTGATGAGATGCGTTACCGTTTCATCGTTTGGCGGGATGGTGAATGGTTCGAGTGTTTGACGCAAAAGCAATACCAGGAACGTGTTCGGGACATTATTGACAACGAAGGTCAAGAAGTCGCCGACATTTGGGAAGCAGAACAGGAATGCTATCGCGTCATTCCCAACAACCACGCGGTGTTTTCAATCAAACGCAAATGGGAAGCGTTGCTGGAATTGGAGCTAATTGACATACCCGTCAGCTACCACCGTTGGGAAGGCAAGCCGTTGTCCAAGTCCACAATTGAAAAAATGGACGCGGCGCGTGACAAGTGGATGCGTCAAGAGGCAGAACATGTGCCCGAGCAAGACGGAACTTGGGATGATGCGCGATATAACGAAGGCTAAGTCGAACGGTCCTAAGGGACCGTCTACGCGGGATGATGACCTGCGTACTGATGATGACAAATCAAAAGGAGAGAGATCATGACGAATATGTCCTACTGCCGATTCCACAACACCTATGCTGATCTGCGCGATTGTTATGAGCACATGCTCGACAAGCTGAGCACTGGTAGACCTGGCGGGGATAGTTACGATAGCGAGTTTACCAAACGTCAAAAACTGATCGAGTTGTGTATTCGCATTGCCGATGAGTTTGGCGTCAAGGATGCCGATGGAGCTTTGACGGGAAACGCCGAAGACATGACGGTATACGAAGAAGAAGAGCACGAAGATTAAGTTTGGGCTGTGGAGGTAGATCGAACCTCCTAGCAATGCTGTGTTTGCCGAGCAGCGCCCACATCGGCTTGTCGAAACGCCCTCTCGAGGGCGTCTGCGAAGGGTGGTTCCCTTCGTACTGATGATGACAAACCAAAGGAGAGAGACATGATGACACGGACAAAGGATCGTTTTAGAGCTGAGCATCTATATGATGTGAGCGATCGTCCACGAAAGTTCTACGCGTACTACGTCACTGGCCCCGGCGAGTTCCCCTTGGACATGCTTCGGCATGACTCCTGTTGGCCTGCAACAACAACCGATGCCTTGAAGTTGGTTTATGACAGACACGCCGACGGTGTTCCAAGAACTCGTTCTGTTCAAGTATGTTCATATAAGGAGCCGTCGATCGATCGATGGCTGTCCTTCGGTTGGTCCGTTGGCACAGAACGATTGTTTGAGTGATGGAGCAGATCATGCGACTAATTGATCATTTGATTTTCGTCGTCTGGCAACTATTGCCTGACAAATGCGAAATGCCGGGCTGTTGTCGCCAAGGCAGGCGCGGTAACGAGAATCGCATCAACGGTAAGATCGTGTGCGATTATTGCCACGTAAAAATGCTGCAGAAATAATGCCGAAACGGCGCTATCAAGCGCCGTCTGCGTTGTGTGGTTACCAACGTACTGATGATGGCAAACCAATAGGAGAGAGATGATGACAACAAATCCAGCAGTAGCGGAGCGTGAGCCTCGTGCCAACAGGCGGAGCCTTCCAAATCGTACCATTGAAACAATGGCACATGCGGGAGCACCGCCGTGGTCTGGTGGGCTTGGTGTGCAGGTCAACAATAATATGTCGCCCGAACAAATGTTGAAGGCGGCACACATTGATTGGACTGTTTCGAAGCGAGATATTTTCTACCTCGACAAGGACAAGCACAGCAAGGTGATCAAGGACAAGCGAGCGCTTGTTCGTGACACCGACGACCACATGCTGACAGTCACGGGCGTCAATTGGAAGCCTGTGCAAAATCACGACTCGGTGGGCTTCTTCAAGAAGTTTGTCGTGTCGGGTCACATGGCAATGGAGCATATGGGCTCGCTTGGTCAAGGCAAATTCATTTGGGCTTTGGCTAAGATCAACAAAGCGTTTTCGCTGGGTAAGGACGATGAAGTTGTTGGCTATCTCTTGTTGATGCAACCGCATCAGCAGGGGCGTGCGATGGTGTTCCAAAATCTAGCATCAAGGACATGGTGCTGGAACACACTGACACGCAAGCTCAGCGCAAAAGGTGAAGGCACGTTTCGTATGCCTCATTCTATCGAGTTCAATGATGCAACGAAGAAGGTTGCAGAAACGGCACTCAAGCTTGCGGTCGACAATTTCAATCAACTCAAGGAAGAAGCGACACTGTTATCGAAGGCGAAGGTCAACGAGAAGCAGGTCGAGCAATTCTTCTGCGACGTGATGCAGTACGATCCAAAGAAGGCTGCGGCCGAAGCGAAGAAGAATAACGAGGAACCAACGGAGCCGCGAGTGTTGTCGGCCTTCCGCAACGCCCTCGAATTTTCGCCCGGTAATCAACTGCCCTCAGCGAAAGGAACGTTGTGGGGCGCTGTCAATGCGGTGACATACGTTATCGACCACGAGTTGGGTCGGCAGCGTGACGCCGCATTGAGGACCGCGTGGTTTGGTCAAAACGCCAACCTGAAGCGGCGAGCCTTTGACATGGCAGTGGAGCTTGCGAAGTGAAAAAGCCTTCACCACCGAAACGTGTCAAGGGGCAAGAGTTCCCCAAGGATCGTTGCAAACGAACGTTTATGGAATCGGGTACTGAGGCAGCGGGAGCCTTGGGCAAGGAGTTGGGAATCCCGAAAGGGAAACTCGAACGATGGCTCAAGGAATTCGAAGGCAAGGCGGTGAAAACTGCCAAGCCTGCCAAATCTGAAACTGAGACCGCGACACGTCGTCCACACTCCCCGTACTTCGAACACGAAACACGCGAAGATGCGGAACGACACAGAGCGAACATATGCAAACGAGCTGGAATGCGTCCTGACGCGTTCCACATCTTTGAACAAGATGGTCGTTTTTGCGTCATGCCTGCACATACGAAAAAAGATCCCCCGCCGCAATTCGAGGATGGGGATTGGGTCATGGACACGGTTATCCCTGATACGCTGGGGCGTATCGTGAAAGCAGGGCCCTATCAGAGTGAGGTGCGATACGAGAAGAAGCGCAATGGTTATGTAGATCGCAACATTTGCATATCCAACAGCTACCTCTACAAGGTAGAAGCGCCTGCAAAGAAAAAGTCGAAACGCGCCTAAGGGCGCGTCTGATGCATGGTGGTTCCTGCATCACTGATGATGACAAACCAAAGGAGAGAGACATGAAAAGAAGCTTAACTAGAATATGCTCCATCTTCGGGCAGATCGAAGGCGTGGTTGCAGACGCGATGTATCAAGAAGGCGTTTGCCACCGCATTAGGACCGAAGACATTCCCCACTCTGCGCGGTACGATGAACATGGTCGCTTAGCGCACTGCGCCCTCGTATTTGACGACACGTCCGAACGTGAGTTCGATAGGCGAGTAAGGGAGTTAAGGCAATGAGCGAGCTCAAATACCACGTATGTTCACGTGACGAGCGGGAAGCGCAATGGGATGCACGGGCAATTTTTCTTTGCTACACCTGTCCCAAATGCCACAAAGAAAAAATGAAAGGGTACAGGGCCGACGTCCTGACTGATCCATATTACTGGGCTGATGAACCGATTGACGGGGATTGACCATGATGATCGGCTCAACATTCGTAGACTCGGTTTGGCACGCCTTGTATAATTCACATGACAAAGATGAGATCGACATCTCACAAATAATCGCGCTTACTCAGGATAAATCCTATCTTGTGCTATACAATCGGATTACCCAAACTGCAACGGAGCAACGTGTTGCACACGCGCATCTCCGCAGAGGTGTGTACAAAGTTATTAGCGACACGTTGTTAACCACACCCAAATAGTCGAAACGGGCACACGTGCCCGTCTGTGTCGATTGGCTATCGGCGCACTGATGATGACAAGCCAACATAGGAGAGAGACATGGCACGTTATAATGGCGAGTGTGTACAGCCTGAAGAAGTTGATCTGCCGCACACTGATTGGAAGTGTGAGGACTGCAGCAAACTCAACAGCTGTTTCGACGCCGAATGCCAGTACTGCGAAGGCAATATTATTGATTTTGATGAAGAAGAAGAAGAATGCGAACACGAGTGGACCTATACGGGCACCGAGTATGGTGGCGACGATACGAGCTACCATGGTGAAGGTCGTTGCTATTGCATTCATTGCTTTGCGGATGGAGATGCGTGATGGTTGATGCTAAAAGAATTAGTTTTGACCTCATCAACCTGTTCATTACGGAAGGCGCACGGCTTCGAGAAGCAGGATTGTTGGAGCAGTCAATCGTATCATTTAAGAATGCCTGTTGCGTTCGAAAACTTTGTGCTGATTCCATTGATGTGTTGGACGACGTTATCAACGAAATTTCCAATGAACTTAGGTTCGGAAAAAAATAGTCGAAACGGGGCTAAGGCCCCGTCTATCACGATTGGTTATCGTGGTACTGATGATGACAAACCAAGGAGAGAGACATGAAAATATATCACGGCACAAGCTCACGATTCCTTGACCGCATCTTGCGCGATGGAATTAAGCCGCGTGGTACTAGCAAGAAAGGCAATTGGGATCATACGATCGAGTCGAACCCGAAAGCCGTTTACCTGACGCAAGCCTATTCGCTGTACTATGCGTGGTGCTCCGTCAACGCGAAAAAGGATGAGCCTGGATTGATCCTCGAGATCAATCCACACAAGCTCAATCCGTTCAAGCTGTCACCTGACGAAGACTTCCTCGAGCAGGCGACACGTCAGAGTCCCGATTGGGCGCACGTCCACACATTGAACAAAAAAGAAAAGTGGGGCTCAACAAAATGGTTCCGCGATCGATTGGAATCAAATTTTACTGGTCCCGATATGTTGTGGAAGACAAGCCTGAAGGGCATGGGCAATTGTTGCTATTTTGGTATCGTCCCCGTTGATGCCATCACGCGATACGCGATACTGCCCGATATGACGCAATGGATTGAATGGTCAGATCCGACCATTACCATCATGAATTTCCACATCTTAGGTGAGTATTACAAAGCCTTGTCGGCAGCCGTGTTTGGCGACGATATTGGTTATCAAAATCCAGAGCCGTTCAAGATGGACGACGGTCGGATTATTAGAGGGTCAGGCACACTGCCACCGATCGAAGAGATCGCTAGGCGTGTGCAGATTCATGACATGAGAGTCGAAACGGCCTAAGGGCCGTCTGCGTGATGGTGGTACCACACGCACTGACGATGACAAACCAAAGGAGAGAGCTATGAGTATGATAGATGATCGATTTGACGAACTCAGAAAGTCTGAGCGAAGTCGTTTAGCACGGCGTAGAATATTGACCCTATGTGGTTTTTATGCTGCCGTAATCGTTGCAGCCTTATACCTGTTTGCACGGGTGCTCTGATGGCTAAATGGTTTATATCGTTTGTGGTCGACAAGAAACACGTCGGCGACATTCTCGAGGTCTTGCAGCCCTACAAGGTTGAAGACCTAAATTTCAAAATTGTAGCAGGTACGGCAACGAAGATCCGCGCGGGTGACAAGCCCGCATGGGAACTCGCGGCAGGGCTTGGTGCAAAGCAATTGATGCCCCTCGGCCACTTTAAAGATAAATTGCGGGCGGCGGGCGTCAAAGATGGTTCAATTTATAACTCATTGAACCGGGCCGTCGAGCAAGGCGCACTTCGAATGGTCAAAGTTAAAGGCGTCAAGCACTACGCAACAAAGGGCAGCTAAAATGAAAGCCAAACTTTATACGACCTATATGTTCCGCGACAAGGATCCGGTGATCGATTACCTTCGCGAAGCGAAAGCACGCGTTGGAATTAGCAATTCAAAAATTGCTAAGACATCGGTCGGGCTATCAGCAAACACATTACACAATTGGTTTGAGGGCAAAACGCGTCGCCCGCAATTTTGTACCGTGATGGCTGCAGCACGTGGAATAGGACCTGAAGGCGTCGAGGCTTTGACTAAATGCCTCAAGCTGGGCGGCCGCAACCTTCGATTGGTTAAAGGTTCGGCAAACAACACACTCAAGAAAATAAAAGCATAAGAGTTCCGGTGGTGGGGTCTTTCGAGGCAACCGCGACAGCAACGGGCTAGCTAACGCAACAAGGCGGGGTTCGGTACCCAACACCGGTGACGCATAGAGACACCGTGAAACCCCTGCAAGCTGTCATTTAAATGTCGAAACGGTCCTAAGGGACCGTCTGCGTTGAGTGGTTATCAACGCACTGATGACGACAAACCAAAAGGAGAGAGACATGATAACAGATACCAATTTGGCCGACATGCGAGCTGCGTCAATGCATCGCCGCAAAAATCATCTGCCATGGTCACTCGAGGAAATTCGGGTGTTCTTAATTGCGCTAAGCGATCTCCTTGATAAGAACGCGCGAGATCAAAACGATCCAATCATTACTCAGGCAACGAGTATGATTGCTCGCGCATCCCTGAGCATGTTTCGTTGCGGTATAGCGGAGGGTAAAGGCGATGCCTGACGTTTACTACGAAGCAAAAGGCCTACATGAGTACCTCCTAAACGCCAATCCTTCTGATCGGGAGCTCATACTAGAGGCCCTTGAGTCAAAGGTCGAAGATCTAATGAAGCTCATAAAGAAAAGAGAAAAAAATCCCTCCGAGGATGAGCTTGAAAAAGCAAGTCAGGCCTATTGCAAAAAGAACCTTGCGAGGTACAAAAAATTGTGTCGCGAGTTCGATACGGGCACAAAAGATCAATAGTCGAAACGGGCACACGTGCCCGTCTGCATGATGGTGGTACCACATGCACTGATGACGACAAACCTAGGAGAGAGCAATGCCACTAATTGATATAATGGGAATGGGACCCAAGCGTACCGAACGCCTGATGGCGGACGGCAATTGGGAAATAATGACTACGCCACCGGCGTGGGTTAACGAGAATGCAAAGCCAGCACGTGTTGTGTTGACAGCATCCGAGTACCCCGCCTATCGTGAATGGCTGACAGGACGAAGCCTAATTCAGGATGCCCTTCCAAAGTTATCGGCGTCACAGCGTGAGATGCTGATGACGGGACTGACCGATGAGGATTTCGACAAGATCGTTGAAGAAGAAGAGGCCGATATGCCGAAGGTTGTGGTTAATGAGAAGGGAACGACCATTGACGTTTCGGAATATCGCGTCAATGAGACACAGCTCTACGACCTGACTGCGATATTCCAGGGCGAGGACTCTGACGTTGATTACAGGGACATGGTGCTCGACAAACCAATTTGGTCAATCGGGCGTCACAAGGTGACCGGTAAAATTTACGGCAGCCTTGATTTTGTTTTCTATGAAGTCAGCGACGACTACGAATGCGTGTGGCTGCGATAGGGAGGCGAACATGCCAAAGCTTGTAAAGAAACCTTTTTTCGAAAACGGCTTCTGGTGGTGGTGGGACGCAAAACGAAATGATTGGTTCGTTGGTTGCGCCCCATCCGTTGGACGTCCCCTTTGGGCTACGGAGGAATAGGTCATGAGTTTACATGGCCACGGCCCCAGAGGTGGGAAGAAACGAGCAAAACGATTTCACCTTATCAAAGACGAGCAGACCAAAGAACATGATTTTTTGGTCGATCGCGAAGAGTGGGAGCTGAATGTTTTTGATGCAGCGATCAAAGAAGGGAACTTTGCGTCTATCAACATCAAGACGAAACAACGTATTGAGTACCCGAATTTCCCCGCGGCAATGAAGGCCCTTCACAAGGTGTCGGGTCAGCACATGTTGTATGCCGTCGCGAAGTCGGGGCGTTTCGTCATGCTGCCTCCTCGCAAGTGGAATGATTTTGCGAGGCGGTATCTTGCAGCTAGGGCAGTTGGACAGGTTCAGGGATGAGTACTGTCCATGAGTTCCAGCCGTGTTTGCCGAGCGGCGCCCAATTCGGCTTCTTATAATAGCAGGCGAACTTAGGGGTCGTGCCGAAAGGCGCGGCCCTTTTTTTGTCTCGGTGTGCAAAATTGAACAGGGTCCCATTGGGATGCCATGATAAGGATTCCTCGGGGGCAATCCAAAAAGCGGGAGTGCCTGATGACAAGCGCTAAAGACGGGCGACTGAGATCGATCCGTGAGATGATCGATATTCTTAATGACTATCACCATGAGACTCAGGAGGACGAGGCTGCACACCATAGAGATTATTTTGAGCAGATGATGCGCGAGCAATTTATGTGGGACCGCCGCAACGGTAAAGGCACAAAATGAAAAACTGGCCCGTAATCGATGGGCTGGTGTTCAATGTCGCGGTGTGGGTTGCGATCGTATATTTGGTTTGGCTTCTTGCGATGCGTAGGGGTGGCGTCCAAAAAAGGCGCCGCCCCTTTTTTCGTCCATAAATTTCCCCGTATGATTTATCCGTGAAACCCGAAAACGGAGAACGATCATGGGGAACTATTACCGAATGGAACTCAAGGTGCCTGCCAATCTCGTCACGACAATCTTTGACTTGCTCAAGGATGACGGTCTTGTCGTCAACGTGACCCCTCTGCAGGAAGAGGTCAGGGTCAAGCCCTCGAAATACGCTAATGGCAAAAAGAACAAGGGAATAACGGGTGCGCAGTTGGTCCTTTCGGCACTTAAGCACGGAGCGTGCGCCCAAGATATACTAACGACAACATTCGTAGCGCGTGGGTTCTCTCCAAACTCATGTCATGCAGCCTGCTCAAAACTAATTAAAGAGGGAAAGGTCACAAGGACTCCAAACGGACACTACGCGCTTGTTTAGTTGGCAGCATTTCCTCGATTCCAACCACGTCGAATACGCCCCGGGCACGCGTGGAAATGTGGAGATCAGATGTCCATTCTGCGGGGGATCTGATCAGGGCCGCCACATGTCCATATCGCTCGAGGGCAAGGGATGGCGGTGCTGGCGTACTGCGAACCATCGCGGCAAGAGTCCGACGCGATTGGTTGCAGCCCTGTTGAATTGTTCGTTAGAACGTGCAGCGCAATTGACGGGCACTGCATCCTTTAGGCCCGTCGATGATCTGCACGCGGAAGTCACCAAATTGTTCCAGCCGCAAACGATCGAACGCAAGGCCTATAACCATCTACCGCTTGAGTTCAAACAGTTTGACGATCGTTTGCCATCATCGTGGCCTTATCTCAGTTACCTAGAGAACAGGGGTTTCAAAGGGGATCTCCCGTTTAGGCTCTATTACGCAACACAAGGCGACTTTGCGGGAAGGATTATATTCCCTGTTGTCGTCAACAAGCAGTTGATGGGATGGACCGCAAGAACAATATCCAAAAACCAATCCCTGCGATACAAGGCCGAAGGAAAAATAACTGATTACCTTTTGTGGCAGGACAACTTGAACACAACAAAGGCACAGACGCTCGTCCTTGTGGAGGGGCCTTTTGACGCAGCCAAGGTCCGATACCTTGGTAACCGCGAGGGCATCACCGCAACATGCTTCTTCACTTCGTCACCATCACAATCGCAAATAAGCTACCTCAACGACATCCTACCGCGGTTCAAGCGATGCGTTATCCTACTGGATCGCGGTACTTTAGCGAATGCCATGATGGTATTGCGTTCGCTGCCACAACACCGCGTGACGTTTGGTCAACTCGATGGTTTCAAAGATCCAGGCGACCTGAAGACGCTTGACCAATTGCTTCGGTGTGTAAATGTTCCGTGAGATAAACATCCGTCCAAAAATAGCTGTTGTGTGCAATTATGAATAATGTATGTTCATGGCGTGTTCGGTTGGACAGAGTGATTTGGTCGAACACACCTCCAAAGTAGGGGTTCTCTCCAGAATGTCATCCGGAGCCGGGCGTCCCGTTTCACTCAACGCCCACTTACTTCCTACAAGAACAATTGTGTTGAGTTAAAGTACGTGTGGGGCGTGCTGTAATTTTAATCCTTCTTGAACTTTAGGGGCTGGGGCACTATGAAAATTGTTGATCTGACAACGCTGCCGGCGGCGCAGCGATACGAGGACCGCTATCAGCAATACATGGATATTTTTAAGGAGGTAGCCCACACGCCTTCGGAAATTGTCGTCAAGGTTATCAACAGTCCAAAATCGTGGGTCCCAATATTCTACCATTTGAATTGCGAAATTGATTCCACACAAAACTTTTTCGATCACTGTTCACTTGTTCCCGACATTCCTTGGTTTTTCTTCGACCGTACATCAGTAGAAGTACTGTGCGGGTTTCGGCCAGAATGTGTTGACGCATTATGGAAATGCGACATGCAATGGCCCCTAGGTCGCGTCAGGAAATATCCCACCACAAAAGAATTCGTCGTCACCAATAACGGGTCGTTCCATCGACCAGAGGTGCTTGAATTCTACAAACATCTTAAACGATACAAGCCAACGAAAAAGAAGGTGCTACTCGTGCCATGCGCGGCGGATAAACCATATCCGTCGCCATTGCATCAGAAGTGCCTAGAGATGCTACCTGATGATTACTACCTCATGAACGCAACGGGCGTTGTTGGGTTAGTGCCACAGGACTTGTGGCCTGTCATGCCTTGGTATGACAGTGGCATCCCGAATGAGTGGCGTTTGATGAACGTCGTTTCCCACTACTTCTACAGCCATCATCATAGCAGGGTCGTTGTTTATTGTGATTTCTACTCACAAGCAATCATGAACGGCCTTTACCTTTCACAACAACCTCTGGAGACCGTGAGTTTCGTCCTTCCTGTGAAAGCGTATGACGACTACGAGAACCTTCTAGATCCTACCAAGTTGCGTGCGCTTGAAACTGCCCTTTCGATTTAAATAGGAGCATCACATGGAAATGGACGAACCCGCCCGTGGGTGGATGATAAACTACGCCCGGAAAAACTTCTGGCGCGTGTCATCATGGTACGAAATGGCCGATCTCATTCAAGACGGCTATCTCACATATTATCGCATCGCCGATCGCTACCGCGAGGCTATCACGTCAAGGGCGCATATGATGTCCCTTTTCAAAGTCTCGTTTATTAACCACGTCCACGATCTTGCGAAGGCCAAGATGCGTTATCCAGAAGTGCCCATCGATGACTTCATGGGAGTGCTGCTCGGCAACAATCTCGAGGATGTGTCCCTGATACAGGCGTCGCTACCGCGGGAGGTCAGAGCTTTCTTGCGTCAGCTACAAACGGAACGTGGTCGAAAGCATATCAGCAAGCCCTATACCGTTTCGAAAAAGGGGCGTGAGACAACAAATAAACGATGGTGTAGAATTGTTGGCGCCGATCCCAGTATGATCAATATGCCAGAGCTCGTAAAAGAGTCAATCAAAGGGGTCGCGTAAATGCCGACGACAATTACCAAACGATATGCTTTCGAGGCTGCACATTTTCTGCCGAAGGTGCCAGAGGGGCATAAATGCAAACGTGTCCACGGTCACAATTATGAGATTGAAGTGACCGTCAAGCTAGGTCCTTTGGGCGATGTGGCGAATGACGGCTTTGTTATCGATTTTTGGGATTTGGACGACATTGTTGATCCAATCGTTGAGACCGTTGATCATCGCACACTGAATGATATTGCTGGATTGGACAATCCAACAGCAGAATTTATTGCTGGATGGTTTCTAGCTGCTATCAACCTTGGATTACGTTCGGAATTTGCTAATATTTTTTGTACCCAAGTTGTGGTGTACGAGACAAAAAATTGCTTTGCTACCGTCACACTCCCTTGACGCGTAGTATGACTTGATGGAGGGGTGATAATACCCCTCCATCATTTTTCCTAAACGGAGCGCTAATGACTAGCAAAGCCTTTGCCTTGCTCAGTGGAGGAGTGGATAGCACCACGGCACTCTATATAGCAATGGAGCAATTCGCTCATGTCGAGGCGATCAGCATCGACTACGGGCAGCGACACAAGAAAGAGATCGAATACGCGAAGAAGACCTGCGCAAAGTTCAATCTCAAACACACGATATTGCCGATCTCTGGCATCGTCCCCAAGACGATGTTGACGGATACGAACGCGCAAATACCAAATGTTTCCTATGATGAAATCAAGGGTGTATCCCCGACATACGTTCCATTCCGCAATGGGCTGATGCTTGCGGCTCTCGCTTCATATGCATCAGGTAATCTCCCTGACGACATAGTCGAAGAACACGCACTATTCTTCGGTGCTCATGCCGAGGACGCGAAAAATTGGGCTTATCCCGATTGCACACCAGAGTGGATCGGGGCAATGGGGAATGCAATCTTCATCGGTTCATATTATCGGCTGCGTTTGCACGCACCGCTGATGTGGATGCGCAAAGATGAAATCATTAGTCGTGGTGAACATGCTGGTGTTGATTGGGTAAATACCTGGTCATGCTACGCAGGTGGGGAACACCATTGTGGAACTTGCCCGACGTGCAAAGCACGCAAGCAAGCATTCCTTCAAGCAGATGTGACCGATCCAACGGTATACGAAAATTAACATATGTGAATTGTAATCCAACGAGGGGCTGAATATTATGGTTAAGCACGTCAACATCATCAAGACGCTGTTGAAGGCAACGAAGATTGACAACCAACAGGACGACGAAGCGCGTGGTACGTTTCTTACACGTTTGTATGAAGCGGCCCACGAACTCGAGTCAGACGTGTGGGAAGCGTTGCCGGAGGTTATTCAAAATTGGGTCAATGATGCGACCACCGCCGGCAACGACGACGAAGAGATTCCAGATCCCGATGCCAAGCCAGCCGCGAAAGCGAAAAATGGTGCGGACGAAAGCCTGGATGATAACGCCGAGGACTCTGGCAAAGACGAGCCTGAGGATGAGGACGACGATGACGAAACCGAATCCGACGATGGTGCTCTGTCAGGTGCCGAGGAGGTAGAAGCACAAACAGAGGAGAATGACGACGTGGAAGCAAGCACTGATAGTGGGACGACAACGAAGAAGCCTAAAAAGGCCACAGCAAAAGCAGCTCCCGCCAAAAAGGCGGTAGCCGCAAAGAAAGAGAAGGCTGCAAAGCCCGCGAAAAAAGCAGGCACTTCACCCCGCGGCAATGGCGGGACTGGTGCACAGACGCAGATCAAGTTGATGATGTTGAAAGACCCAAACATCAGCACGGAAGACTTGATCGATCGGCTTGGTAAGAAGGGGCTGAAGCCGACGAAGGTGGCTGTGACGTCTATCCGATCGGGTATGCGCCACACGATGAGGGTCATGGCCGACGCAGGAGTGCTGCACCACAGCATTAAGTTCGGTAGCTAAAAAGGCAGGGGCTGGGGTTGGATCACACGGTCCAACCCCTTCTTTTTCTCAGGGGCAATCATGGACACGGTAAAATTAGCGGCACACGCCTTCGGTATCCTTGAGGCGATCGGAGAGGATACTACAAGGGGAGGGCTGCAAGACACGCCTACTCGCGTTGCGAAGGCGTTCGCGTTTTGGTGCGAGGGGTACGAGCAGGATCCCAAAGACCTGTTTAAAACGTTCAAAGATGGAGCCGAGCAATATGATCAAATGGTGTTTCAGAGTGGCATCCCCTTTTACAGCCATTGCGTTGTCGGATCAACATTCATCGAAACACCACGCGGCCGCATACCAATTCAACATCTGAAGGATGGCGATTGGGTGTACACCGTTAATCCTGACACATATCAGATTGGCTTACAGCAGTGCAAGAATCCTAGGATAACAAGACGTAATGCAAAGCTCGTTCGCGTTTACTGTGATCACGACACAGTGCTTTGCACTCCCGACCATAAGTTCCTCACGTTCAATAGAGGTTGGGTTAAGGCTGCGGACCTAAGGAAACAAGATCGTATCGTGTCAATGTATCGTGCTGCACGCCACGATGGTTATGTAAATTTGGTTGGTCGAAAACATGATAGACGTAATAACGGACCTTCCATTAAGACGCCTCAAGGCTTTCCAATTCCCGAACAGCGGTTCGTCTATTATGCAGTGAAAGGGGAGCTACTAAAGAGGGCTCCTATTCATCACATTGACGAAGTGACGTGGAACAACGATCCAGGTAACCTGGAACGGTTGTCCACGTCTGAACATAACAGGGTGCATGATAGGTTGAGAGAAGCAAACACGCGCGGCACTGCAATGTTCAATAAGCGTAAACACGCTGCCGCAATTGCAAGTGGTCGAGCCGATGTTAGGTCAAAACGCTCCGCAAGCGCAACGGAATGGTGGAAGACGCAGGCAAATCATGTTGTATTTGGTGTTGAAAATGTATCGTGGCGCGAAGATGTATGGTGCATGGATGTTCCTGAAACGAAGACTTTCTTTGCCAATGGCATGGCTGTTCACAACTGCGAGCACCATCTGGCGCCGTTTTTTGGCGTGGTCCACATTGGGTACATTCCTAAAGGACGCATCATTGGTCTGTCCAAGATGTTGCGGCTTGTTGACGTGTTCGCGCATCGGCTGTCAGTACAGGAACGATTGACGACACAGATCGCCGAGTGCATTTGGGACAATCTAAAACCGCAAGGCGTTGGCGTGGTAGTTCAGGCGCGGCATCTCTGCATCGAGAGCAGGGGTATTCGCAAACCCAATTCCGTCACGACCACGTCAAAATTGATCGGATCGTTGTTCCGTAATCCAGACGCGCGCAACGAATTTATGTCCTTTGTCAGATCGGCATCACAATGATCAAAAAACCGTTAGAACTATCGCCTGCCGCAATTGATGTCCTTGGGCAACTCTACACCAACGGACCTACCTGGGATGGCAACGTCGCATCGAAAATGGGACGTGGTGAGTTGTGTCAGGCAGGGCTTGCATGGCACGAGCATGGATACGCGTTCCTTACGTCAGAGGGCGTGAGGACGGCAGTAGAGTGGAGTATGGCTGATCTTCGCCGTCGCAATCAAAAACGCTGGCACGAGAAGCGCACAGAGTCATGACCAAAAAACTCAAAGTTGAATTGATGCTTGACTCAGGGATCTTTTCAGCCTGGAACCGCAAGGAAGAAATTTCCATCAACGACTATATGGCCTACGTCAAGGACTACAAGCATCTCCTGCATTCCTACATCTCGATGGACAAAATTCCCGGAGAGATAGGCCGCAAGAACACACGAGCAGAGGTCGAGGAGTCGTCCAAGATCTCATACCAAAATTTGCAAATCATGAAAGAGAACGGATTGAGCCCGATCCCTGTCTTTCACCAAGGTGAGCCCATTATTTGGCTCGAACGCATGTTGCAGGACGGAGAAAAATATATCGCCGTATCCGCGGGCAAGGATCTTGCTGGAGCTGATGGTGAAAGACTGAAGTGGCTCGATACGGTCTTCTCTGTGATCACGGACGCGAAAGGTAGACCCCTGATCAAGACGCACGGCATGGGCATCACGCGGACCGCGTACCTGACACGATATCCATTCACGACAGTTGACTCCACGACCTGGCTGCTCACGCCAGGCTTCGGTATCATCATCGTGCCGTCATATGGTGCGAACGGTAAGCCTGATTACATGCGGCCTCCAGTACGCATTCCTGTAACGGGGAACGAGCAGAAATCAAGCAGTCAGCAAAAACTGCAATTGGAAGGCCTACCCGATATTCAGTTTGAAGGTGTTGCAAAATTCTTGCGTGATGAGGTTGGCTGTTCGATTGGCCAAATACGGTACAGTACATCCTTTCGCAGGAAAGCAGTCCTGATTTATTTCATGCGATTGGCCGAACACCTCAAGGATGTTCGTTTCACAGAAGCGGGTGGCGGCTTCGTTACCAAAATAAAATCGATGGCGGGTAAGCCGCTCCCTCCACAACAGCTCAAGGTCATGTTTGCGACCGCGATGATGAATACCGAATGGTCGCAAATGCTGACTGACAACAACGTGTGGACGCGTCTTGTGTCGTATTATGAGACGCGCAACATCAAACCCGAAAAATTCGAAAAATACGTGAAGGACGGGCTGCTCAAGCAGTATGTGAAACGTATACCCCGCCAGCTTGATTGGAACGAGACCTATCGCAATCACCGGCACCTGAAACAACTCGAGCGCCTTGAGAGGTTGAATAAAGAATATGGCGAAGGATGATTTTCATCCCGGCAAATGTTTGCCCGATTGCATGATGCTCGATGGTGGTGACTGTTGTCCTGGATATGTCAGGCTCTATGATGCTTATTGGAACCTGATTAAGGATGTCCCTGACACAGAACTGCTAACACGCGTTGCTACTGCTATGTGGAAAGCGGATCCATTAGGGCGTGGTTATCGTGGAGGCGTGGCCTCATATTTCACGCAAGCGCGCGTTGCCATCCAGGCGATGCATCAATACCAAAAGGAGGTCAAATAAATGAACCGCGAAGAACTGTTGGCAGCGCTCGACACGGTCAGTCCAGCCCTGTCCGACAATGCACTGATCCAGATCTTGACACACTTCATGTTCGATGGTGACCGCGTTCTCGCGTTCAATGATCGCATCGCCCTCGAGACACCATGCAAAACTGATTTCCGGGGCGCTGTGCCGGGTAAGACGCTCATCGCCTTGTTGCGCACGTCGGGAGCTAAAGATGTTGTTCTTGAGGCGAAAGACGACGAACTTCATATCAAGGCGGGGGCCGGTCGTTTCAAACTGCCATTGACCATTCCCGAAACATTAGTTTTTGAAATGCCCAAACCGTCAAAGGATGTGGTCAAACTTCCCGCGAGCTTCCTTGACGGCCTGAGCAATTGCATGAAATCGGTGAGCATCGACACGTCAATACCTGATCAATTAGGTATCACGATGATCCCGCAAAAAGATCAGACGTTGATGTTTTCCACCAACAACCACACCATATGCCACTCAATAGTCAAGACACCGATCAAGAGCAGGGTCATTCTGCCTGCGCAATTTTGTGAACAGGTACAACGATTGTGCAAGGGTGAAAAGGAAGTAACTATTTGTTTCAATACCGATCACGTCTTGCTCACGGTAGAGAAAACCAAATTGTTTGGCCGATTGGTCGATAGCAGCCACCCGTTAGACTACCAAGACATGCTGAAGCACGCCATGCCCGACAAGATCAAGTTGTTCAAAATCCATGACGGGCTGAAGCACATGGTCGATCGGGCAATCATCATCACGGAGTCAGTCACAGGCAAGAGCAACACGCGGATCATGGTTAGCAATAACGACATGGTTCTCTATTCCTTCTCACCCGACAAGGGAGAGGTGCGCGATCGATACGGCATCAAGGAGGGGCATCCTGACGTATCATTGCACATCGATCCAAAGCATCTCAAGGCAGGGCTTGAGAAATTCGAGAACATGGCAGTCACGGAAGACTGCATCATCATGAAAGATGGTGCGCACATTTATCTTATCGCAGCAGCAGCAAAGCAGGCATAAAGTTCACACCTCCACGATCTTACACCTAGGATAGCCCGGGGTACAACTAGGAGAGTAATATGGTGATGTAAGTCCTAAGCGTGGTGAAACGGACTTACTAGAAGTGGGATCAGTCAGTAACGCGACAACCGGGAAGTCAGAAGCCCACAAGGCCCGGCATTTTTTTTTTTCAATAGGAGGGTGTCATCGGCTTCTTTTATGCTGGTACAAAGGCGTCTGACAATACAGCGGCTGGATATTCGTTAGACCTGTTGCACAGTCAGCAATGCGCGATTTGTCCATTAAACAAAACGAAATGCAGCACTCCAAAAATGGAACCATCGGGCGTAAGACAACCTTTGGTCTACGTACTGGGTGAGGCTCCTAGCGCTGCCGACGATAGAGCGGGCATGCATTTTTCAGATGTCGAGCTAATACACGACTACGTTTATGAAGAGTGGGGAGTTCGTTGGAACTATTGTGTTAGGACACATCCTGGCGATCGCGCTCCAAACGCCGTCGAGATGGAATGTTGTCGCCCATCAGTCGAGGAAGACATTGCCAAGAGCAAGCCTGCCATCATCATTGGTATCGGGAACACTCCCCTGCGATGGATGCTCGACATGCAAAATCCTCGTATTGACCAGTGGGCCGGCAGATATATCCCTGTCGAGATAAAGAATCACAAGTGTTGGTTCTTTCCGGTACAGGATCACAAGAAGGTTCTTGAAACCCTTAAGTGGGGACATAGCGCCGGCAAGTACGGCTCAGAGGCTGAGTTCAGCTTTGCAATGACCATGCAGCGCGCGTTCGAGCTAGCAGGCCAGTTAGATGATCCTCAAGTCCATTCCATTGAACAAATTAAGAAAGGCATAGAATGCATTCACGATATTGACCGCATCGTAGAGCTGCTCGCCGAGGCGTCACAGGAACATATCGCAGGTTTCGACTACGAAACGAATGCACTACGCCCTTACGCCAAGGACGCCAAGGTGCTGACGATAGCTGTATCAACACGTAGTGGGACGTTTGCCTTTCCATATCTTCATTCGCAGGCGATTTGGACCGAGCCACAGCTGGCGCAAATCGACAAAGCATGGCGCAAGTTCCTTCGAAGCAGCAGGTGCCGCAAAATTTCACACAACCTTGCGTTTGAATTGGAATGGTCAGCCGTCAAGTGGGGCGAGGATCTCCTGTGGCAGCAATGGGAAGATTCCCTTGGCCAGGCATACATTCTTGATGAACGTCGGGGCACTGTTTCCCTTGAGTTTCAATGCCTGCAATATTTTGGTTTCAACATCAAAAAGATTTCGAATGTTGACACGTTGAACCTAGATAACACGCCGTTGGATGACGTGTTGGTCTACAACGCGATTGACGCAAAATATCATCGCAAGCTGTATCTCCAGCAAAGGGATCGCTTGATAGAAGAAGGGTTGGAGGACGTTTACAGACATCAAGTGGACCGTATTTCTGCAATCGTTCACGGCCAGATGGCGGGCGTACCAGTCGATCAATCAGTGTCGCGAGCCCTCGAGAAGAAGTTCACAAAAGAACTTGTTCGCATTGAAAAAGAGATCAACGAAAGCGCCGAGGGCAAGAAGTTCATTTCGCAAAACGGCTTCGCATACCGTCCAGCATCTCCCTTTGACGTTCGCAAGATGTTCAAGATAATGGGGAAGAGGGTCGATAAGACCGACGAGAAGGCAATTGCAAAGACCAAGCACCCGATCGCGAGGAACACGATTGCATGGCGCAAGGCCAACAAGCTGCTTGGCACATACGTCAAGCCATGCAGAACGGGATCTGAGCTGTTGTATCCAGACGGCAAGCTACATCCGATTATCAATGCCGCGTCAACCGTGACATGGCGCACAAGTTCCGAACATCCCAATATTCAAAACTTCCCCAAACGTGCAGGCAAGGGAATCGAAGCCCGATCACAGATCAGGGTCGATGAGGATCATTGGATCGTCGCGTTTGACTATGCTGGCATTCAGGCTCGCAACGTCGCGATGGAATCGAAGGACAAAGCATTAGTCAAGGCGTTTTGGAACAGATATGATGTCCATACGACGTGGATGGAACGTTTGATAAAGCTATGCCCGACGTGGTACAGCAAGAAAAAGGGCGACGTAAAAGAACACAGAAGCGAGGCTAAGAACGCGTTTGTGTTCCCCTCATTGTTCGGTGCACGGCCAGCATCAATTGCTCGAACACTAAATGTAGATGAGGCCATTGCGCAGCGATTACAAGATGAATTTTGGGGTGAGTTCCCTGACATTCACAGATGGCATAAAGAATGTCATGAGTTCTACCGTGAGCATGGCTACGTCACAGGCTTGTCGGGCTTCAGGCGTCGCGCACCTATCGATCCGAACCAATTGATTAACGCACCAATCCAAGGCGATGAGTCGCGCATTGTGATGGATGCAATGATCAGGCTGTCCAAACTCGGCATTCCCACGAACATGGAAATCCACGATGACCTGACATTCATTTGGCACAAGAAGGACGTGGACAAAAATATGGAGATCGTCGTCACCGAAATGACCAAGGTCGTCTTCGATTGGATAAATGTACCAATTGCCGTTGAAGCAGGCATTGGTCGTGAGTGGGCGCTGATCAAACCGATTGGTGAGTTTGCGTCGGACACGTGGAAGGGAAGTTTCGACAAGACAGTGCTTCACAAAATAGATCCAAACAAAGGTTCATGGTCTGACGGCACGGGCTGGTCAGCGGTCGCAAAGGATAAGAAATGAAATACGCCGATAGACCGAAATGGGACATAAGGTTCCTCAAATTAGCCCAAGAAGTCTCTACCTGGTCACGTGACCCAAGCACAAAGGTCGGGGCCGTCATCGTCCGACCAGACAAAACGATCGCGTCGGTCGGGTTCAACGGATTCGCGCGATACCATGACGATACCCCAGAGGAGTATGATAATCGCGGTATAAAGTACAGCAAAATAATCCACGCTGAGATGAATGCGATATTGCACGCACGAGAACCTCTTCGCGGGTTTAGCCTGTACCTTTATCCATTCCTGTGTTGTGATCGGTGCGCGGTGCACGTCATCCAGGCAGGAATTGTTCGCGTGGTAGCTCCCGAAATTCCCGTCCATCTTCGCGAACGATGGGCCGAAATCCTTGATCGCAGTATGTCTTATTTTAAGGAAGCGGCAGTGGATGTCACGATACAAGGGTTGGGAAAATGAGCTATCATGTAGAATACCGACCAGACGAGTTCGAGGAGGTAATTGGACATGATGCCGTAGTCCAAGCCCTATCAAAGATCGTCAAGGACAAATCATCGCAAGCATTCCTGTTCAGCGGACCATCGGGTACAGGGAAAACGACGTTAGCCCGCATATGCTGCAAAGAGCTTGGATGTGTGACGAAGAACATCCTCGAGATCGACGCGGCCACACACACTGGTATCGATGATATGCGTAGCGTGCAGGACCTGCTCAGGTTCGCGCCCTTCGGCAAGGACAAGGCCCGCGCCCTCATCATTGACGAATGCCACAGGCTATCGCGCCAAGCGTGGGATTCACTTCTTAAGATCATTGAAGAGCCTCCGCCTGATGTCTATTGGTTCTTCTGCACCACGGAAGTCGGCAAGGTCCCGCAAACGATCAAGACGCGTTGCACGGCATTGGTATTGCAGGAAGTAGCCAGCGACGACATCCGCGATCTAATCGAGGCCGTATGCAGCAGCGAAAAGATTACGTTGGCGGAAGGCGTGTTGGGCCTCATTGTCAAGGAGGCTCGAGGGTCACCAAGACAGGCCTTGGTTAACCTGGCCTTGTGTCAAATCTGCAAGAACAAGGCATCGGCTGCGCAGATATTGCAATCGGCCATTGATAGTGATCCCATGTTGCAGCTGTGCCAATTCATCGCGAAGGGTGAGGGATCGTGGTCGAAGGCAATGGCTCTTTACGCCAAACTCGAAGATACCAATCCCGAAAGCGTGCGAATTATGGTCGTCAATTACATCGGTGCGGCTCTTCAAAAGTCAACCACAGAACGTGACGCGTGCCATTTCCTTCGCATCCTGCAATTGTTCTCTACCACATACAATCCATCGGAAGGGAAAGCACCTTTACTTCTATCAATTGGGCAAACCATTTTCTCGGGGGACTGATCATGAGACTTTCTTTGGAATTGTCGATTTTCTTATTCATAGCCAGCATCGGTGCTGCTGCGATGCTCTCCGTTTTCTTGATCTTGGTGGGCATACTATGAAATGGTATTGGAAGGTTCGCATTTATGATGCCAGAGGTCATTATTGGCCTGCAGAAATTGCTACCAATCGTACTTTGCAAGAGATTGATGATTTTCAAGATTTCTACAAAATGCTGACGGGCTGCAAGATGCTGCTTGAGGGTATGAGCGAAGAACCGAGCGACGCAGCAATCGCCACAATCCAAGAAGCCTTTGAAGGTTTGTGGATGCCTAAAAAGGCAGTATGATTTAGTTATCAACACAACAAGGTTACACCATCATGCGACAGCCAAGTCTGCAGGAGCTAGAGAAGTCCCTGCACATTGACGAAGACGACCTCGAGTGCGATTGCAGGCATCAGCCTGTTCTCTATTACGAAGTCTCGAAACAGTTGGCGACACTCATTTCGCAACGTGACGAAGCCAAACAAAACTTGGCTGAGGTCGAGGCTGAGCAGGACACGTTGGCGCGCACCAAATTATCCACGCGAGAAGGCCGCGTGATGGAAGGTGAAATCAAGGCAATGGTCAAGGCGTCGAAGGTTGTTGTGGCAGCAACACAACTGCTTCTTAGGCTTAACACGGCAGTCGGATTGGCGACGGCGCTCAAGGATGCATACAGCCAGCGATCATATGCATTGGCACATCTCGTTGACCTGCACATCCACAGTATGTATGGAGAAGCGCCGACAAACAGAACGGCGACAAACATTCGCGACGCCAAGGCAAATCATGCCCGGGTGCAGTTGAAGAAGCAGCGGCAGGAGCTGACGAAATGAATTTAGCGTTATCGATGCTTGGTATACTGATGTTTACAGGGGTGGAGGCGGTTGTGGTGTTCGCCTGCTATTTCGGTTTGAAGTTCACATACCACAGGATTCTAGTCAGAGAAATGAGGAAGGAGAGTTTTCATGGTTAATAAAGCAGGCAAAACTAAGCTTGCAAAGCCGGTCAAGAAATCGGGCTTTATTTACAAGCCTCGCAAGTTCGAGGATGTGAAGCGCAGGGCTGAGAAACCACAAGGGCGATATGATTCCATTTATAAGCCCGGGTTTGACACGTTTCGTCCAAAGCAGGGCGAGAACATTATTCGCATTCTCCCGCCGACATGGGACGGAGAGCAGGACCATTACGGCTATACGGTCTTCGTTCACAGCTATGTGGGCGCTGACAAGAGCACGTACCTGTGTCCTTCAAAAATGAAAAAGAAGCACTGTCCGATCTGCAAGGCTGCGGAAGATGCGAAGCGTGCAGGTGAGGAGGACGATGCCAAGCAGTTGTATGTTCGCGAGCAGACTCTCTTTTGGGTGCTCAATCGTGACGGTGAGGATAAGAAGCATCCCCTGCTCTATAGCGTATCAGGCAGCATGGATCGCGACATCCTTTCCCAGACGGTCACAAGCCGCACTGGTAAGGCCCTTGCGATCGATCACCCAACTGAGGGGTACGACGTGATCATTAAGCGTACGGGTCAGGGCCTCATGACGCGGTACGTCTCATCGATCGATCGGGAATCATCGCCGATTGCTGATAAGCAATCAGATCGCGATGCAATAACGGACTACATTGAGGAGAATCCCATTCCATCTGTCCTCAAGTTCTACGCAGAAGATTATCTCGAGAAAATCATCAACGGCACAACGGAACAAAAGGATGGTGATCTCGAGGAAGAAGACGAGGATTTGGACGAGGAGGATGAGGAGGAAGAGAAGCACATTTCGCGCAAGAAAAAGCGCCCCGTAGACGAAGACGAAGAAGAGGAAGAAGAAGACGATGCCGAGGACACAGAATCTGACGAAGACGACGACGGCAGTGACGAGGAAGAGGAGCGACGACCTGCTCGGGGATCTGCTAAATCCAAATCGCGGAAGGCCGCAGCCGACGACGAAGACGAGGAAGACGAAGAAGAAGATGAAGACGAGAGTGACGACGACGAAGAAGCGCCGTTTGACACTGACGACGAAGACAAGGACGAAGACGAGCCTGAGGAAGAAGAGGACGAGGACGACGAAGAAGAGGAGCCTGCTCCAAAGGCCAAGTCGCGCGTAAAAATCAAGAAGAAGGTGCGTCGGTGAAAGAACGCGTTGCACGAAAGATCAGGGGTGGCGATCCGGCCACCCCAAAGGTCTCCGAGGGTGGGAATTATTTTGCTTCCCAACCAAAGGGCGTCGAGTTCTTCAGCTCGGGCTGTACAGTGTTAGACCTCGCACTGGGCGGGGGATGGGCTGAAGGACGATACGCCAATATCGTCGGCGATAAGAGTTCAGGCAAAACGTTGCTCTGCATTGAAGCCTGCGCTAATTTCGCCATCAAGCATCCGAAAGGTAAAATCTATTATCGAGAATCAGAAGCGGCCTTCGATAACCAATATGCCGAGGCGCTTGGTATGCCGATCGATCGCGTGGAATTTTCAGAAGAACCTCTCGACACGGTCGAAGACTTATTTGAGGATCTGTCCGCAATCCTGAAAGGGGCAGGCAAGAATCCAATCCTGTACATCTGCGATTCTTTAGACGCGTTGTCAGATCGTGCAGAAATGGAACGTGCAATCGACAAGGGATCCTATGGTGGATCAAAGCCCAAGAAAATCGGGGAGCTGTTTCGCCGCCTTGTTCGCCTTGCTAAGACGAAGAACCTGACACTGATCATTGTGTCCCAGGTTCGCGATAAGATTGGTGTGATGTTTGGCGACAAACAAACACGCACCGGTGGGCGAGCCCTTGACTTCTACGCCTCGCAAATCCTCTGGTTGTCCCAGCTGAAAAAATTGGTTAAGACCAAGGGCAAGGTGAAGAGGACCACGGGAGTATTAGTCAAGGGTCAGCTAAAGAAAAATAAAGTATCACTTCCCTTCCGCGAGGCCGAGTTCCCGATCAAGTTTGGTTATGGCATAGATGATCAAGCCGCCATGACTGATTGGTTGGAATCGATCGGCGCAAAGGACACGTCCAACAACCTGCAAGAGCTTCGCGCCCTCGTTATTCAAAAATGGTATCAGATAGAAGACGGGTTTTTACCGAAGAACAAAAAATATGGCTGAGGAGGCCGGACAAGCGATGCGACGCGGCGGCGGGAAAAGCAAGGGATCCTCTTACGAGAGATTTGTTTGTAAGCTATTGAGCCTGTGGGTTACAAATGGTGCGAGGACTGATGTCTTTTGGAGGAGCGCCCTGTCGGGAGGCCGCGCAACTGTTAGTAACAGACGTGGTAAGATCAATGTGCGTCAGGCAGGGGATATAACGGCTGTTGCTCCTGAAGGCCACGCACTGACCGAAGTTTACTATCTTGAATGCAAGCACGTAAAGACACTAAAGCTTGACCAGTTTCTGATCAGGAACACAGGCCCACTTGCAGACTTTTGGCGACGAGCAAAGAAGGAAGCAAGAGAACACGGACTTATTCCCGTGATCATTGCGCGACAAAATGGCTGGCAGGATCTTATCATTTCGACACCAGAGGCTGACATAATGAAGAATCCCCTGATCATTGCACCCGAGGTTTGGATTTCACTCCTTGCTGACGTGGTTGGCGCAAAATTATCGGCTGTAAAATGAGTGGAAAGATCGCCGACTATCCCGGCAAGAGGTTCGGAAGGTTATTGGTTATAAAGCAAAATGGAAGAACAAAAAGCGGCAACGTCGTTTGGTTGTGTCGCTGCGATTGTGGAAACGAGAAAAATATCGCCGGAGGAGACCTTCAATCAAAAGGTACAGTTAGTTGCGGATGTCAACGTCGTGAGAACGGGCGCCGTGTAGGCAAAAGTTCGAGGACCCACGGTCATGCTAGGCGCGGTCATGAAAGCGGCGCCTATAAATCATGGCGTGCAATGATTGGCAGGTGTCATGGTAACGGTAAAATTGCTACTACCTACTATAAGGGCAGGGGAATAAAAGTTTGCGATAGATGGTTGCAATTTGAAAACTTCTTAGCCGACATGGGACCTAGGCCGCCCGGTATGACCATAGAAAGGAAAAACAACAACGAAGGATATACGCCTGAAAATTGTCGATGGGCGACGCAGAAAGAACAGGTCAACAACAGGCGACCCCAGCACGAATGGAAGGCGCCTCCAGGTGGGCGGCGCAGATGAAGATATTGGTAACAGCAGACACGCATTTTGGCGCGAATCCTCGCGATGCGTACCGGTTAGAGTTCCTTAACAAACGACTTCCTTCCATGATTAAGACATATAAGATAGACGAGATATATATCTTAGGGGACATTACAGAGGTAAAGGATGAGCATGGCGCACAATTAGTAAATGAAATTGTTGACGGGCTGTCACAAATCCATTACATCGCACCAGTTACGATTTTGATGGGTAATCACGATTTCCTTCTCGAAGGCTGGCCTTTCTTTCGATTCCTAAAAAATATTCCGGGGCTACGCTTCTACACCAATCCGACAAAAATAAAAACAAATCTGTTCCTGCCATTCACGCGGCAGCCACATATAGACTGGAAGCGCCTAGACTTCAATAACGTAAAACGTATCTTCACTCACATGCCGTTCGAAGGAGCGGTGGGATCGTTTGGCCATCCGATCAAGGGCGTATCGTTGGACCTGCTGCCAGACATTCCAATCATTTCGGGGGACGTTCACAGTCCGCAAAAATTCAGGAATCTCACATATGTTGGCGCTCCCTACAGTGTTGATTTTGGTGACGATTACATTGGTCGTGTGCTCATCCTTGATGACAGCCGACTATCTCCTGTCCACGTTGGAGGGCCACAAAAGAAAATTGTTCGTGCTCCTGATTTTTGCAAATGTCGCGCTGGTGACATTGTTCGGGTTGAAGTTCCTATAAAGGCGAGCGAATACGCCAAGTGGCAGGAGAAGTGTTACGAGATCAGCCAATGGGCAACTGAGAATCACGTCTATCTCGATAGCATAATCCCCTTGATCACCGACGCGTCAGAAAAACCTGTGGATAAAAAAATAGTCCACGCCGCAAAAAATGACGAGCAAATCCTGTATGAGTATGCAAAGGTCAAAAACATTGACGAGAAGACTTTGCATATTGGTAAGGGGCTGCTGTGATGCCGTCGCGAGAGCAATGGACGATACACGAGATCAATTTATTACGGCGCGTATATCCACGCGGAGGCGCTAGGTCTGCCTGCATCGTACTAAACAGGACCGCCGAGGCGATCCGAAGAAAGGCAAGTGATTTAGGAGTGAAGATGACTATGCGAATTCATAAGGAATCAGCCCCGGCATTGGCGGCTCTCTACCCCACAGGAGAGAGTGATCCTGCAGTGATGCGGGATTGGTCCGGGGCTGATACGTGCGATTAGGATTTACCAAGCTCAAGGTTTACAATTTCAAAACCATACGCGGGCTTGACTTCAACTTCGATCGCGGCAGTGGACTTCATTTCGTTTGCGGCAAGAACAACATTGAGAAGCGTCTCGGCTCCAATGGTGCTGGCAAATCATCGATGTTCGATGCCTTGTGCTTTTGCCTCTTCGGTAAAACCCCTGACGGCAAACGTGGCCCTGATTTGATTCCATGGGGCAGTGACAGGGGATTGACCACGGAGTTGATCGTCACACTTGACGATAAAAAGCATCGAATCTTTCGAGGACACAAGCCCAACAAATTGACATGGAATGGGAAGGTCGTTGATCAGCAGGAAATCGAGAAGCACATCGGAATGAACTTCGACACGTTCGTCCACACGGTGCTGCTTGGGCAATCAATGCCCCTGTTCTTCGATCTGACACCAACGGAAAAGATGCGGCTGTTTAATGACGTGCTGGCCCTTGATCGTTGGGATCAGCGGTCAATAGAGGCAGGACGATGGGCGAAGGAATATCAATCGGAACTGGACAAGGCCGAGGGGTGGCTGGTTTCATCGGGCGAACGCAAAGAGCAGCTGGAGCTGTTCATCGCCCAGAACACGGAGAAGCGCGACCAATGGGATGCGGAGAACGCAACGCGCGTTGAAGACGCGCAAAAGAAGCTGAAGGAAACGGAGGCGAGGATTGCGGAGCTGCAACGTCGTCATGATGACGCCGATCTTGACTATGACGGCGCGATGATGGAAATGAAACCCATTGTTGCGGAGATGGATTCGTTGTCTGCTCTGCTACGTGCGGCCCAGCGCGATCTTGCGCAAGTTGAAGCTGATAACAGGGCCACGACCAAGGAACAAAATCAGATAAAAGCAGAAATTGAAATCGCCGATAAGAAGGGTGTCTGCCCGACCTGCAAACAAAAATTAAAAAATGATGACCATATAAAAGCATTTCGCAAGAGGCTTGCGTCACTCAACTGGAAATTGGTAACACCTTTCGAGATAGCAGTCAACGATCTCACCGACCAAATCAACATCCAAATAGCAGCGGCTCGAAAGTTCAAAGAAAAAGCCGACACTGCTCGTGACATCCTCGACAAAACAATTCCAATCCTCGCAGAAGTCAAAAGCATTAAAGGGAATCTGACGAACATAATAAAGCGGGGGCAGGAAGAAGAAAATCCCTTCAGGGAACATTTGCAGCAACTCCGTAAGCAATTGAGTAAGTTGGAAGGGGCTATCGAAGACAACGAAAAGCGTGTTCGCATTCTCAATCGCAAGATCAAGCGAACCCAGTTTTGGGTCAAGGGATTTAAGGATCTCGAACTTTATCTTATCGATGACGTGTTAGGGGAACTCAACATCGCATCGGTCGCGCTATTGCAGCAACTGGGGCTTGTCGGATGGTCGATACATTACGCAACGGAACAGGAAACAAAATCAGGTTCTATCAAACGTGGCTTATCGGTGTTCATTCAGTCGCCACACAACAAGGAGCCAGTCAGATGGGAGTGCTGGTCGGGTGGCGAAAAACAACGCTTGAAGATTGCTGGAGCCCTATCGTTATCAGAGGTGTTGCTATCGAGGGCTGGCATTACACCGACATTGGAAATCCTGGATGAACCATCGTCGCATATGTCAACGGAAGGAGTGGACGACCTATGCGAATTCCTACACCATAGAGCGCATCAATTGGGAAGATGCATCTATTTCGCAGACCAAACTGTTATAGAGTCATCACTGTTCTCTTCCACGGTTCGGGTTGTGCGTACCAAGGAAAAGGGAACCACTTTAAACTAGGTAGCCAAGGGGTTTAGGTACATGGATAGCGGGCAGGAGCACTTCACCAAGGAAAACACGGCGCAGTACCCGGGAAACGCATGTTTAAATTGCGTGCCCGAGGCACTGCGGGCGGGGGATATGATGGTCAAGGACTTTATATGGACTGAAGAGAGAGCAAATGTGGTCAGGGAGATGTGGGATGATCATTCCTGTTCTGTGATTGCAACAAGGCTTGGAACGTCGCGCAACTCGGTAATTGGCAAGGCGCGACGAATGCATCTACCCAAGAAAAAAGTTGGGAATGTTGGAAAAAAGGTAGATGATGGCAGAAGGTTTCGACCAAGGCGGGGACCAAGGCCCGATGTGGTTAAAATCAATCGTGGTCCCGCTCCTACTCTAGCTCCTGTTGTCGTTACAGAGGAGATGCCAGTGCCGCTCAATATTACACTCGATGATTTACGATCGCATCATTGCCGATGGCCAACGGCTGAGGAGGCAGGAATAGTCACAGGCTATTGTGGAAAGAAAAAGACCGTAGTATCGTATTGTTTATTCCATGCGAAGATCGCCTTTAAGCCACCAAAGGCTCGAGTGCGCAACGACAAACAACCATGGTACCGAAAATGAGCGAATACACCGAACACAAAGAGATCTGGTTGCAGCCTTGGTGCGACGAATGCGATAGAACGCAGTTTGATCGCATGTGGTGTCAGAACAACGTATGGGACAAATGCGACGACTGTGGTCGCGAGCCCGTCAAATTCGTTCTAGCGGAATCTGGTGATGACCCTACTTGATATTGTTAAAAACCAACGGGAGAAGGCCAACCCCTTCGAAAGCTTCGAGCTTAAACAAGAGGATGGATCCTTCATTGTTCAAGTAGGAGATTATTGGGCGGGCGATGCTAAGGTGAAATATCTACGCAAACATTGTCTAGATCAGGAGTGCTTTGACAATGGTGTGGTAGCCACCTTACTTGTTCGTATCAGTGCAGACGTTTGGGCTAGGTTCAAGGGAGCTTATGGTGAGCTTTAAGGAATCGAAAAATGAAAAAGCGATTGGTATTCACAAGCACAATAAAAAAGAGGCCACGCCCACCGAATAAACGGTGAAGACGTGGCCCAAGTTTGAGGAGGCGTAGAAACAGCCGGGGACCCGATAAATCCCCGGCTACTTATGCTCCGGGGATCTCCCGGCTCCTCTAGGCTCCGGAAGAAAGGCTAGGACCGGAGCACAAGCTGCATGACGTTTGTATGGAGATCTGTGAGCGAACCAACGTTCATGACGTTATGATCGACTGCGAAGCCTTGTGCCTCGCTCGCGTGCGCACCACCAGGACGTAACGAAGGTCTGACGATCCTTATCAACATTCCGCCCGCATCCCTGATCGCCTCGGCCTCGTTTGGAAAGCGAACGTCGTCAGTGACGACAAATGGGTATCCCTCACAGGCGCGTTTCCATGCGTTCACCCATAGGTCGTCGCCAATCATGTTCCGGCCCCACTCGGTGCCGATCGATTGCATAGCCCATCGTGGAGTCTTGCCACATAACAGCTCGCTGGGTTGCTCCTTCATATGGGGATCATCGATCTCCATTTGCGATAGACCCAACGCAGCCATCATGGCCTTGAGAGGTCCTGCAAAACGAACGCGTTTGAATTGCAATTCCTTCTCTAGGAATTGCGCAGCTGTGGTTTTGCCCGATCCGATCAGACCTGCAAAGCCAACAAGTTTGGTGTCACCTAATCTCATCACTTGCCCCCATAATAGTAAAACGTGTCCATGAACATAGCTTTTGCAAAATTTGGTTCCCAACATTGCAACTCAATGTCTAACGGAGGTTCGGTGATTGCGTGCCAAGGAGCTGGAGGAGGTGCCATGATCTGCAGCATCTCAACATGCAGCAGAGCCTGATCAATCTTCCTCACTTCTTCGGGCATTGGAAAATGCGTGTTGAACCGTGCAGCGATGACGCCCTCGAGCCGTCTTTCAATGTCCAAATAGTTGGTGAGGGAAGACTTGATGGGCCTGATTATGTCGCACAGATAGGCCTCGCTGGCATCATGCAGCAAGGCTGTCAAAGCCATACCGCGTGGAGCTGCGTTGGCCGCATGAACGCAATGCTCTGCGACACTGTAAAATTGCAGGCAGTGCCCACTGTATCGGCACATCTTAGAAAGCGCCGCGGCAATATCTTCAATGTGAATGTCTTCTGGACGGGGATCTAGCGGCCAAAATTGTCGGCCACTATATGTCTGCATCCAATCGCCCTTGCGTTTCACTTCAGCCATTTCTTCATCCATACCATCATTTTTGGGTTGTCACGAAATAGTGAAACGAGGCCGCCTTCAAAGGCCGTAATAACTTTTTCTTCTACGTCATCCCTACTCGTTTGTTTTGGTAGCTTATCCAACGCATGAAAGTCATAAATAACGTGCAGACATTCGTGGAGGACAACACCAACGACAAGTGCGGGATTTTTTATGTTCGCAGGCCAGAGACGTAGTTCCAGGTGTTGAAACACGGCTGATCCGCAATTTGCATTCGGCCCTTCTTTGATCACTACAACCCAATCATACGGGCCGATTTTGATTTTCTTTGGTAGACCACGCAAACATTCTTTTACGTCTTGCATGGCCAGCTCCTATACCGTGATCAACTGTCCACGAAATACAACTGTGTTCTCGTCATGCTTTGTGATCAATTCAGGAGGCAGGAGCATCCAATCGTGATACGTCAACAAACCAAAGCCGCTTCTCCAATCGAGGGCTCGGTCTTCTGTGTAGACAAATGCATTGTGGTGCTTGTCGGCAACGCAACCCGTATCCACGCCATACACATTGAAGTTGCGGTAATCAGACACGGCGCGAACGTTCTGCATATGCAGATGTCCCGTTATGCTATGGCAACCTGCTTCTCTGACGTTATTATAGATCGCGTGCTTGCCACCAGCCATGCGATGTTTAATCATCGTCCGGCCGGGCTCATTATCATAGTTCACCATGCATGACATTGCTTTTTGCCACACACCGAAATGGTCGCTTAAATGAACTCCTTTGACACCACGAAACTGTGGTAATGCGTTTGCAATCGCATTCTCGAACCGTTGATCATGATTGCCAATGGTCCATATCTTTTTCGAGCCGCGTTTGCTTCGTGCCACCATATCGTGGAGGTGGTCTTGCGAGGCCTCGATTTCTTCCTGAGGATCGGGAGCTTTTTCCCAATTTTGCGGGTAGCGACTGATCCTAGGAAAGTCGAGGACGTCTCCGTTGAGTACGATCGCGTCAGGCTTTATGTCATCAATGAATTTTTTAAAAGCACGAAGACAAACGGAATTTGCTTCAGGCCAAATGTGAAAGTCAGAACCAACAAGTATGGTTCCATTTTTCAACTCGACGTTTACGCGACCTGGATAATTAATCCTATTCGCATAAGGAGACGCAATCGTAATTTGCAGCTTTGCTTCTAATGAGCGGCGGCGAGACTTAACACCCCTTTCTAGGCACTGATACTTTCGTGCTATTCCTGCTGCTCCTAACGACTCAAACTCCGAGATGAAAGTCTCGTCATCCAAAATCGGCTTCTTACCCAATTCCCCCTCCGGGGTTACGGTGCTGCGATGCACCTAATCAGGGGTCTCCTTATCTCTATCCATACTTTCCTTCAATGCCGCTATATCTACCATGATGGAATTCAGGCAGATACTAAGGGCATCACGCATTGTGTTCAGCGAGGAACTGAGTGCGGAGTTCAGTTCCTGCAACTGAATTACAATATCTGTCATAGGGTCATTAGACTCGGACATTTTAGAATCCGTGTTGAAGTTTGATTGCGAGGACACTCCCTGCAATGAGAGCCCCGATTGAGATACGCAGAATCCACGTCAGCCAACTTTCCAACGAGGCCACGCGCTTGGTTATATCACCATGCTGCACCAAGGTGACAAACGATGAAGTTAAGTCCGTGACAATCCGATCCAACGTCCTTGATGTTTCGGCTTGCCGTTCGTCTTGTCTTGCAAGTTGTACCAATACGTCACCAACTTGCTTCGCCATAGCGTCTTGGCCACGCTTCAAGTCTTTTATGTCGCTATGTACTCCACTGATTTCCCGTGCTGTCATTTCTTCATTGTTCGGTGGCATAGACCCCTCCTACCACTCGACCCGTTACGGGAAGTTTTTGCTAAGCGCCATATTGCCGCGCTTTTCGAGCAGGACACGCGTCTTGCCGATGATGCGCGCCAACCACATCTGAGCCTCGGTGGCAGTGACGGTGCCCCAAGTCACAGTGGCTCCAAGCTTCTCGAGCCGTGCAATTTGCTTTTTGCTCAAGGTCTTGGTTACAGCCAATGCAGGAATAGTCATTTCATTTTCTCCTTACTTAGATCCAGTCCATCCGCAGAGCGCTCGCCCAACGGAGTTATGTTCTTTGATCGCCGCGACCGTGGCCTGCGTATCTTTTCCAGACCAGTAGATAGGTTCGAACGATTGACAGGCGACGCTAATCGCCAGGCCGTTTGAACCCGTCATCGTCCCGCACGATGCTGTTAGGATCGCGCTCGTTAGTATTACGAGTAGCGTCGCGAGCCGCTTTAGCCCGAGCAATTGCATTGTCCTGCTCCACAAGAGCGTTCTGCATGGCCTCTGCGACTCCTGCGTCGATCCATTGGCGCTCTTGCGCAATGCCAACCAACGCCTTGACTAACGCAAGGAGTCCAGAGATGATGCTTATGATGGTTGCGGCTGTCACGCGGCGGGCGGTGTGGTTGAGTCACTTGCGAAGATCAACGCAAGGCCGGCCGTCAATGCAGTCGGAAGATCGGGAAGGGAGATGCCGGCCACGTTGATACCGAAGACCTTGCAC